GATAAAGCACTATTACTATCAATACCACGCTCAAGGTAAGACTCATAATTCTCTCGGTGCATTGCTTTAATAGCAGCATCATTAATGGCAGGTGTATTAGCTAGCCGTGGATCTAGCCCAAAGGTAGAGCATACATCCTGATCGGTTGTTTCGGTATCACCACGAAGGGCAAATAAATTATAATGTTTTAACTCAGGCATGAATCTACTTTCCATTTAAGTTTAGAGACTCCAGTCATATAGTCTCCGATATATGTTTCTAAGGCACCGTGGCCCTCAGCACCTGCTTCTTCGTAGAGCTTTTGGCTACACTCAAGGATCATTTTAAGATCATTACAGGTATTTGTCATCATATCTTTTAGTTTAGTCTCACCGGCAGATACATTAACAATACTGTCTGTAAGATAACTCTTCAAACTAATAGGTACTTTGTAACCCATTTGGCGAAGCTGTTCGTTTAATGTGTCATGGTTCTCAAAAAGATATGTGTATACTTCACTAAACAAATTGTGGTACTGAACAAAGTCGGGGCCAACAATGTTAAAGTGGTATACATGTGCGTTAAAATATGCCAGAAAATTATCGGCAATAAGATTACTTAGTTTTGTTTGGCAACTCATTTGTTTCCTTTGGTTGTTCTTTTACTTTCTTACCGAAGATAGTATCCCAATTACTTCGGACTTTACCTTCATCACAGGGTCTACGCCCTGAACCTTTACCACTCATTGTACTAACTCCCAATCATTTGCTTGCATATCAGATTGACTAGCTAACCAGCCTGTTTGATATTGATTTTGGGCAGTCCACATATCAAAGTGTGGTTGGATAATCATTTCATTACACCCACGACTTTCTAAAAACTCAGCAGTAATAGGGCCACCTAAACGTAATTGTTCCTTAGGAATAGAATAGCCACCTGCTTGAATAATAAACATCCCTTTACCATTCCAACCAGAACGTGCTACTCTTTGTCCGTCCTTTAAAGCTTCGATTGCTTGTCCAAAATTCATATAGTCTTTCATGTTATTTTAACTTCATAGAGGCTTTAAAATTAGGTGACTGATAGCTACCCCATCCCATCTCTACAGAGAGCGCCTCTACCTCTAGATCTAATAGATAAGCCTTATCATCGTGTAGGATTTCTTCGGGTGTCAGGTCATAGTTTGGATTCATGTCTGCAATGTCATGTTCATTAATCATCTTCTGATTCCTCTAGAATAGAAGTAAGTCTTTTATTACTGTTTTTCTTATTAGCTTCGATATTCAGTTTAATGAAGTCCTCAGTAGCCTCACCAAGATAAAGCTTAAGAGCACACAACTCACCAATTAACAAGTCTAGTTTAGCAATTTTATCTTTGACATCCTTAGCCTGCCACATAGCGAAGTCTAAGTCAATACGTCTGTTACAGTCTGTTAGTGTTACACTACAATCAAAGTTCCATGCTGTGTAGCATGCATCTACTTCAATGCAAGCAATTCCTTTTGTTTTATTAAGGAACTTTCTTACATGATATTTCTTTTTAGCCATTTTAATCCTTAGGTTATTTGGAGGGTGATAGAGGAATTGAACCTCTATTATGGGCTTAGAAGACCCAAGTATTATCCATTATACGAATCACCCAATAAGTAGCACCCTTTATTTTACTATGCGGGTGCTACATAGGACGCCTTTGCTGTGACGACAACAGAACCTAAGGTAGGTGTCTGGTCTCAAGAACCGGCCTCGAACCGATAACCCATGAATTATGAGTTCACTGCTCTAACCAGTTGAGCTATCTTGAGAATGTTTTGGTGGATGTTGATGGTAACGCACCACGAACTCGACTTCCCATCTATTTGAGTAACGGTTTTACAGACCGCCGATGGGGGCAACATCCTATTTATTTCCTTGCTGCAGCATAATTACAAGATGTATGACTAAATGCAATGTTATTTAGATCAAAGTACAAACTAATAGGGTTTTCAGAATCTAGCCAAGGTACTTTGTGTTCAATGGATAAATACTCAATATCTTTAATTTGACTACCACATTGATAACACGTATCTTTACCTAATTGTTTAACAAGATCAAACATTATTTGTTTAATCAATCTATTCCTAGCAGTACCAAAAGGCATACCTAATTGGTCTTGTTTTTTCTTATCTGTATTTCTTAATTTACTCATATTTAACCTCCGTTGTAATGAGTTGTTATTCTGGCTCCGCATCTGAGTAACGATCTCAGCTAATCATTGATTAACAGTCAAGTCCGTGCACCATGCTCGAATTCTGCGGAATAGGGTATAAATCTCATACACCTAGTGTTCCGTCTTATATTCCGTATAACACTTACTACGGGGTCAGGTAGCTATGAATAGTAGTTTCCTATTAGGAACCGGCTACCAAATAAGATTACTTAGTAATACTACCCCAACCCCAATCACCATCCATACCATTAACAGAGTACTCAGTAACACGCTTCTCAAAGAAGTTATCGTGAGATACACCATTAAGAATCCAGTCTAACCAAGTTAGTGGGTTCTCTTTTACTTTGAAGTTAGTCTTGAGGCCTAGTTGTAGTAGTCGGCGGTCAGTAATGTATCGGATATAGGTCTTGACTTCTTCCTTAGTAATACCTTCAATGGTATAGTTAGAGAAAGCTAAGTCAATGAACTGATCCTCAAGCATAACAACATCACGAGCCATCTGATAAATTTTAGACTTAAATTCATCATTAACTACTTTAGGATGCTCGTTACAGAACTCTCGGAACAATCGTGAGTTACCTTCTACGTGTACTGTCTCATCACGGATAGACCACTCAACAATAGTGCTCATACCTTTCATCTTACCGAACCGTTGTAGGTTTAGTAGCATAACAAAGGAAGCAAACAAGGATACACCCTCATTAAGAACGGACTTAGCTAGTGATAGCGCAAGTCCACTCTGAGTAGATGAATCTGATCGAGCCATAAAGTCAATCTTGTCAGACATTTCTTTGTAGTCAAGAAACTTATGGAACTCTTCGTCAGGTAAGCCTAGTGTATCGTTAAGTAAAGCATAAGCACGTTGATGAGTACCTTCACGACTTGCAAATGAACCTAGCATAACACGTACTTCATTGTTCTTGAACTTAGGAATTAAGTAGTCGTAGTAGTTCTGGCCTACTTGTACATCACCCTGAGTAAACAAACGAAGGATGTTAGTGATAAAGTCTTTCTCACTGTCATTTAGTTTGATCTTCCAATCATTAACGTCTTCAGACAGGTCAGCCTCATCCTCTGTCCAGTGAATCTCTTCATGTTTCTTGGTCATTTCTACAGCCCATTCGTGATTAAATGGTTTGTAGGTCTTAGAGAAATTTAGTAATGATGACATATTATCCTTCACAAGCTTTACATTCGTTATCTTCTTCAGCTACTACAGTTGTCAGTTCTTTGTACAATTCATTGAATCCACCAATGTATTTACCATTGAGGTATACTTGCGGTAATGATCGTACATCAGGTCGTCCTGTAACTTCTGCTGCTGTTTTACCTGTTGTTGTAATGTCAACATATACGTATTCAATTCCTTTGGAATCGCATAAAGACTTTGCCATAGCGCATTGAGGACAGTTAGGTTTGCCATAGATAATTGTTTCCTTTGATTCTTCCAATTTATTTTCCTCTACTTTTTCAGATACATTCTCTGCCCGTTGTTTAGCTTCTGTACGTAGGTAGTACAAACCTTTAAGACCTTTATCCCATGCTGCATAGTGTACTGAGTTAACATAACTACGATCAGCACCCGCTGGAAAGGCTAAGTTAACCGATTGACCTTGGCATACAAACCTTTGACGGTCAGCTGCATGTGTAACAACCCAGTGTTGATTTAGTTCAAAGAATGTTTTGAAGACATCCTTAGTTTCTTTAGATAGTTCCAGGTGTTGAATACTACCTTTGTTAGTGATAATAGAAGACCACACTGCATCAGTATTCATACCCAATGCATCAAGCTTCTTCTCAAGGTATTTATTCTTAACCAAGAAAGAACCTGCTCGTGTACGGTGGGTATAAGCATTAGCTTTGTTAGGCTCAATACTAGGAGAGGTACTTAGTAGAATACCTGAAGAAGCGTTAGGTGCAATAGCTAGTAGGTGTGCATTGCGTTTACCACTACCAATCATATCTTGTGCTTCACCTCTGTACTCACCTAGCCAATGGGTTTCTTTAACTGCTTTCTCTTTAATCTTACCGAAGATCACAATGTTTTCTAATCGGGCTTCATCAGACTCAAAAGGAATACCTTTACGTTGTAGGTATTCATGGAATCCCATAGCGCCTAAACCAATAGATCGTTCATGAATAGCAGAGTATACTGCTCGTGATAGTGAGTCAGGAGCGTTCTCAATAAAGTATTCTAGTACATTATCAAGCATACGTACTAAGTCTTCCACCATATGTGTGTTCTTCCAGTCATCATAGTATTCTAAGTTGACTGACGATAAACAACATACTGCAGTACGATCTTCACTTGTAGGTAGGTGAATCTCATTACAGAGATTACTTCCGTGGATCTTCAGACCTTTATCCTTAAGCTCTTGTGGCAAAGCTTCGTTTGCCGTATCAATAAAGTTTAAGTATGGCTCACCAGTACGGAAACGAGTTTCCAGAAGCTTAGCCCATACAGTACGTGCATCTAAGAACTCCCCTGTATTACCTACTTTAGGATCAATTAACTCATACTTACTGCCTGTCTTAACTGCTTCCATAAACTTATCAGAGATATTTACGGCATTATGTAGGTTAAAACATTTACGGTTAGTGTCTCCTGTTGGGATACGTAAGCCAATAAACTCCAGAACATCCGGGTGCTCAATGTTTAAGTATGCTGCATAAGAACCTTTGCGGGTCTTACCTTGGCGGTATGCAGTCATATCCGCATCTACAGTGTGTAGAAAAGGGATAGGGCCAGGTGCCACATCAGAGACTGAGCGTACATCTGACCAATGACCACCAACACCACCACCCATAACAGATAACCAGCGTAGCTCTGAGCTATGGTCAATTAGTCCTTGTACTGTATCAGGCACATATGTAAGGAAACAACTAATAGGTAACCCCCTAGCTTTCTTACCATCAGCTGGTGCGTTAGATAGTACTGGTGAAGCAAACATAAACCACTTCTTAGACACATAGTCATAGAGTCGTTGTGCTAAGTCTTCATCGCGTACACCTTTGTATACGCTCCATGCCCATGCTGCTCGTGCAAATACATCCTGCGGGGACTTCTCACTTTCATTAGCATAGAAATCCATGATCATATCTACTGCATAATCTGTAAGAAGATTATCACGTACATATTCAATCTTGATATTCATTGTTGTTCCTTGTTGTTTGTTAGTATTAGGCACCGACTATTCTCGCTATTAGCAGAAGAAGTATTTAGAATCAATTACCTCAGATAGATTTAGACTACCTAGTTTTGGTTGTTCGTATGTGAATGTTTCTTTGTTTAGCATTAATGTATCCATTAGTACATCAAAGAAATTCTCTACATCATATTGTGCAATAAAGGTTACCTTAGTTATTTCTTGTAGAAAATCCACTTCGTCAGCATGGGTACTAAACGAGTCATGAACTGCACCAAATGAACCATTGAAAGCAGTAATAGTATTAGCCATGTGAGCAGCATCATAGGAATGAACAACGTTAGGGCTGATACCAGACGCAAAGCTACGGCGACAAGGTACACGCTCACCAGTCTCTTTGTTAATGACATCAACCTTAACAACGTGCATGACACGACCGTCTTTATTTCCTTGAATACCTTTGATAGTACCACGTTGTTTCCTTTCATGTTGTAGGTTAGCCTTGTACACTACAGGGAAACCACTTGGGGTGTGCCAAGTAAGGTTGTTTCTATCAGAGTTCAACTCATGTTCAGCGATCTTTTGTAGGTACTTGGTTGTCTTAAGTGGACCAGCACATACAGAGTTAATAGCTTGAATAAGGTTACTTGCCAGTTTATTGCAGTCATCTTCTGTGATACCGTACTTAACTGTAAAGCCCTCCATATGACAATCATCATACATGTTCTTTGCAATACGTTGTTTACCTGCACTGTATGCTCGTGTCATTGAGCCACGTTTAGCAATACCTTTACGGATATGTTTCATGGGCATCTGCTTATCATTGAACCATTCAGGCATCACAGTGATAAGCTCTTTAGCTACAGCTACATAGAAGTCTTTCTGGATAGGTGTAGGTACTAGTGATACTAGTGTACCCGCTTGTTTATCTTTAGACATAGCAGCTAGATGTTGCCAGCCGTTGTTACTACCGTCAATAGGGATAGGAAACCCTGACATGTATTCCTGTCGTAGGATTTTACATTTATGGTAAGCAGCAATCTCAATACAACAAGCTAAGAAACTGTATGGCTTCTCAGCATCATTGTTGATAGTTTTTGTTCGAGCTGTCTGGATAATAAACTCTAGGTTATGTTTAACCCACAAAGCACGATCGTCCAGTGTCATCTTATCTACAGAGATAGTGTCCAGACCTTCTTGTTTAAGGTACTCAGCGTAATCTGTGGTAAGGTAACTGAGGCTACTAAGCTCATCAATGTTGTAGGACTTGTTGTAGCATGCTGCTGTATGGACAGACAACCAATAATATCCCCTTTCGCTAACTCGTTTCTTGTTAGCAAATAGAAACAAGGATCGGGCAAGATCACTACCTTGGAACTCAAGAAAGGATTCAGCGTAATAAACCCGTCCACGATAGTCACAAGATACCTCTTGATAGAATGTTTTGTTACCTACTAGCTCAGCCTTCTTAATGACTTGGTTGTACTCGAAGTACTTACTGAGCATACGTTGTAGTTTAGGATCCTTCTTACCAAGGAACTTAGTACCATCAATGTTGTTTAGTTTCTTTGGTAGTTGTAGGTTCTCATGATGGATATTGTACAACTGGATTTCACCATTCTCATCTACTAACTCTAATACTTCTGGTGGCTTAGCTGCTTTCATAGCAGACAGTAGTGGTGAATTAAGCTGCCAAGGTTGTTGTCGTAGTGTTTCAAGACTGTTGATAAAGGGTTTATCAAGGTACTCATGGAACAACTTACTGTTTGTCCAGCCCTTAATAAAGGGTTCTTTAGTTAGTGGGCTGTATAGACCTGCAATAGGTAGTAGTGGCTCAAAGGATGTACCAATAAGTGTAGGCTTAATGTCATCCTCCATGTTAACAATACGAACTAAATAAGGGGCTTTGTGACCATCGTACTCTCGGAAGATATCAATCAATCCGTCTTGGAGGAACGTTTCAAGGAGAAGATCTCCCAGAGACAAGGTTGTTTTGATGTTTGACTCATCAGCCCCAATAGCTCTTGCGACTCGCTTTCCGATAAGATCAGATGCGAAGGTGAGTTTAACTGATGCAGAGTGTGTAGCATTTTTGTTACGGATACAGTATTTAAGTAGTGTGTCCCATGATTCATTGATAAACCTTTCAAGGTCATATTCCCAGGTTGAATGATGTGCCAGAAGACGAGCACCTTCATTCTGAATCTTATCTGAGTTTAAAACAATCTTCGATACGCGTTCAGTAAGATATTGTAATGGATTCATTTTGTTATTTAGTCAAAGTCTACAAGAGAAGTTTTCTTTAGGCGACCCGTCTTAGCGTCGTAGGAGGTACTACCACAGTCACCAGTCTTACCAGTGAACCGTGACTTAAGTACCCGTAACTTGATAGTGTTACGTAGTTGTTCTGTCTCGGCAATCATGTTACGAGCAAAAGCAATAATGTCAAAGGAAATCTGCTTAATAGAACCAGAACCTTTGATATCATCAATAGAAGGTAAGTGACCCTCTTCGAAAGGCTTTTCACCTTTACGTAGGTGAGATACAACGCCTAACCAGATGTTGTGTTTTTTACATAGCTTAAGCAGATCAGACATTAGTGAGTCAACAGCCTCATTACCTGTCTTGCCTTTAGAACCTTCACTTACAGCAATAGTAATGTGGTCAAGGATAATGTACTTACAACCCATCAAAGCCAGTCGTTCCATCTTGTCTACAAGAGACTCATCACTTACAGAACCTTGGTGGTCTAGCAATACAAGACGCTCATCACCAAAGACTTTATTGAATGCAGCATATTGTTCTTCTTCAGGAACGCTATCTACAGTAAGATTCTTTTTAAGCTGCATACCAATAAACTTCTCTGCGGTATCACCCACAGATTCTTCTAATGATACCATGCCTACCATATCCCCGGTGTTCTCAAGGATATCCAGAACAATTTCTTTAATAACAGTAGACTTACCGCTACCAGTACCAGATGTAAATAATACAATCTCACCCAGTCGCATACCAAATAGTTTCTCATTCAGAGAATCTAAACAGGCAGGATAGGGTAGAGATGTAATAGACTGCTTAAGTCGGAACTGTTCCCATACAGCTTCACCCTTTACAATGCCTGCAGGACTTACTTCTCGTGCATCGAAGATACACTTCATTAAGCTATCTGAGCCATGCTTAACTAGCACATCACAAGGATCCTTTTCAGGTAGTGTACACAGTTTAACCTTATCATAGCCAATAATCTTAGCGGCTTCTTGTGCTGCTTTCTGACCGGGTTCATCCATGTCGAAGCATAAGACTACTTCATCGAAAGATCGTAACCACTCGCGTTGTTCAAGGATGAGAGACTTACTGCTAGCTGACGGGATCGCAACCGTTGGGTAAAATCGTTTATACTTATCGTATTGTGCTTGAGCAACTGCCAAAGCATCAAGTTCACCTTCAGTGATAACAATTCGTTTTCCACCAGTAGATACGTTCTGTCCGAACAACTGAATGTCTTTGAATTCTCCGTGGATAACAAACTTCTTAGGTAACTTTCGTTCTTTGTAAGCAATTGTTTGACTGTCCTTTGTATAAGGATAGAAGTGGCTACTGATAGTACCATCCTCTGCATAACTAACCTTAACTCCGTAGTGAGCAGCAACTGTTTTAGTGATACCTCGTTCTTGGAAACCTCGTGTGTCATATGTTTGGATCTCTTCTAGTGTGTGCATATCGTAGTTTTCTTTGGTGTAGGTTGTTGACCGTACTTCAGGGTTAATAGGTGAGTTTTTATTACAACTAAAACAAAAGCCCCATTCATCGTCATCCTTATAAGAGAATGCATCTGATGAATTACATTTAGGGCATGGTGCATGGTGCCATCTGGACATTATTTAATTCCAATCACGATCTTCTTGTAGTTCCCTGATACGTTGTCTGCGATTGTGCGCATCTTTCTGTGTTTCTTTTTTACGTTTAAATTGATTCTTGAACTCATCCTTTAGTGATGGTAGCTCTTCATCATATTGTTTTTCTTGTTTAGGTTTCTTACTCATAATACTTTGGGTTTAAGGAATTTGACGGCTCCGATGTTTCCATTATACCAGACTCGTTCTCCATTAGGAAGTTGATCACGACTGAGCACTTCATTTGCCCATTGTTCGGATACTTCACTGTATGTAAGGTCACCTGGCCCAACGCACCATTTGTAAATGACAAATGTGAACGCGCTAGCTCCGTATTCAGTGATGTCATCAAGCAACTCTCGGCATGAAGACTGGTAGGATTTCCAATCAGATTCCTTGCGTGTGACAGTACGGCGGCTTGCTCCGGATTTAAGTTTTCTTGATACACTTATTAGTTGCTTTCTTCCAATGTATCGTCTTCCTGTTTCAAGGTTTTCGATGTAGTAGATGAATCCGAAAGCACTGTCTGGTCGTTCTGTGAGAGGGTGCCAGTGTCCATAATCTTGTTCCAATTAAATACCTCAGTTAGTTCTTCTAGTGTTAGTGGTTTGCAGTGTTCTTCATACTCACGGATATAAATGAGGTTAGCACACTTAACTAAGTGATCAAGATCAGACTTAGATTTGTATGTATCAATAACTTTATTCCAGATATCTTTGTGAGCTACACTATCAAGTAGTTTGTTAGCAGCTACTGGGCCTACTCGAAATAGGCCTTTGATGTTGTCTGCTGCATCACCCGTTAAGATTTGTTTCATAAGAAACATGTAGCCTTCTTCAGGTGTTACATAGTAGGTATTAAGTTTCTTAAAGTTATAGTGCCACCCTGTGATTGCATTAAGGTCTTTGTCCATGTGTGCAATAATAGGGGTTTCAAAGGTTCCTTTTAAGATATGGCACAGATCATCTGCTTCCATACCATCGGCTTCCATGGCAAACTCTTTTGAGTGCTCATATAAATCTACCAGACGATCTTTTACTTCGGGATCAATGTTGTTCTTACGATTACCTTTGTAGTCATCTGTAACTTCAAATCTAAAGTTATCTTTACCCTTAATAACACAAACACTCTGGTGAGTGCCTGTATTCTTCATAATTTCATTAATCTTGTTGCGTAGTTGCTTATACCGTAAAGCTGGTGAAGGCTCTACAAAAGCAATTTGATATAAGATAGAATCTAAGTCAATAATAGAGACATCAAATTCAGGTTGGTTCATTAGTGTACTTCCGCATAGTTAGTTCCTGTGTGAGCATCACCACCCATACACATAACACCAAAGGCTTTAGGTGCCTCAGTGAATGCTTGGATAGATAGTTCAGCTACCTCTTCTGCATATTCTTCTTTGACTACTACTGCTAACTCATCATGGTAGTGTAGTGCAAAGTAATGCTTGATATTCCTTTTGTTTAGTTCATCACGTAGCCATACAATAGCTGCTTTGCATGTGATGCCTTCAGCAGTTTGTAGTAGGTAGTTTAGTACTTGGTGTTTAGAGCTAACAAAGACTAAACGACCGTCCAAGCCACGGATAAAGGCATTATCTTTACCAAAGGCATTTGATGTATTATCAAACAAACCACCTAGCTTATCTTTTAGTTCTTTCAAACCTGGGATAGAGGATTCATACAGTGCCTTGGATTGTTTACCAATAGCAGCATTAGACTTTCCTGTAAGAATCAAACCAAGCTTTGCATCCCCACCACCAAACAAATAAGCATATAGCCAAGGCTTAGCCGTTTTACGGGGCGTCTCATATACTCCAGATAGAATGTTAGCATTCTTTTGGTGAACATCCCCATTAATTACCTCATTAGTGAAATCATCATTACCAATATAGTGACATAGACCGCGCATCTGATTACCAGCAGAGTCAGCGCCAACAATGACGGTTCCAGGTTCACAGATGAGAAGTGACCGCATCTCTTTTCCGTATACAGAGTCCACAGAAGGTAGATTAGCAACAAGCTCGTGGCGGCATCTAAAAGTAGGAGTACCAATAGTCCACATACGACCATGCAAACGGTTGTCAGGAGACGATCGAACGGCTTCAATCCATCCCTCCAAGATACCCTTCCTTGATCTAATTGTATAGTACTCACTAACCAACATAGCATCAGGGCCAAGCCGTTCAAGAGATGACTCGGTAATCTTAGGGCTTTTATTAACAAACTTACCATTGATTTTCTCCACGTTCCATTCGTCAGGTATCCACCCAATAGAGTACAACCAGTCCTTTACGACTTCAATGGATCCAACTTTGCCTTGTTCAAAAGAGATTCTGCAATATGCACCTTCAATAGGTCTTGTAGTTCTTCCCGACTCTTGTGGTAGATTAAAGTGTTTGACAGTGGCAACGGTATAGCATCCGTCTTTTCTCCATGCTGGTTCTTTGAATTCATCTTTGCCATCTGTTTTGATACATCTCATTCCAATACGTGGTTCAAGTACTGTTTCAATAGCATCTAGTTTGTTGTTAATCTCTGTCAGTAAGGTTTGAGCTGAAGCCATATCAAACATCCAACCCTTTTGGCGGATATCAGATTCAATCTTAGCAAACTCAAACTCTACATTAAGACCTTTCTTGTATAGAGGATTCTTTGTGATAAGCTTATTAGCTTCCTCTGCCAGTACCTTGTATACCTTTACGTTTAGCTGTACATCTCGGATACAGTAGGTAAGCATCTCATCTGAATACTCATCGAACTTATCAAATGAAAGCTTAGGATAGCCTAGCTTAGAACCCCAACCCTCAAGACCATGTTTGTGATCTCGTTTGTATTGGTTACATTGAGACATAACCCATGTATCTAATACTTGTAGGTGTGTTGGTGGTACCCAACCAGTAAGGTGTTTGAGTACAACTAAATCATAGCCAATAATGTTGTGGCCAATAATGACGTTAGCACTCTCTAGTTCAAGTAAGCCGTTAGCAATCTCTGCTGAATGTGGGTTACCATCTTTACTTACATACTCTTTTACTTCTCCGGTGTCTACATTGACCAGTACCAACATCCAGATTTTATTAACCTCTGGCATGAAACCGTTTGTTTCAATGTCGAACACATACCTTTTCTTTGTCATAATAAATGTTGTGCATATAGTGTGGAGTAGGGCGCTTCAAATAACCTTGCTTCCATTTCTGTTGGATCAAAGAAATAAGATTCTTGTGAGTCTTTCTTGTCGTACTTAAGTCCTTTAATCTTAATACCCATTCGATCTGTTAGGTACTGTGCTGCATGAACAAACTCATGGCAGATAATATCAGAGAACTTTGCCATCATATATGGATTATCTTCCCAATCATTAAGGAAAGGATCTCTTACTTGAATTAGCATACGACCATCAGGCTCACTGTACATTGTGACCCCTTGGTTAGAGTCATGCTCATTGTATTCTACTAAGCAGATGTTAATAACAGTAGGTTTATCTGTTACAGTCAGGCTAAATCGTGTGACATAGTCTTCAAGGATTTGAAAGAATAATTTCTTGATATCTTTTTCTGAAGCAGGTAAACATGAGACATGTACCTTAAGGTTCTTGTACTTATTCATAGTTGATATTGTATGTTGGGGTTGTTGTTTGTTTTACGTTAGGTGAGCCCAGCTTACTAAGTTCCTCAGCCATACAAGCTATTAGATTATTCTGAGCGTCAATAGTTTCATTAGCCTCTTCTACTTCTTCAGCTAATCCCCAATTCTTCCAGCCAATCCATAGGAAGGCCACAACAATTAGTAGTGTTAAGTCAGTACTCATAGTAGTCCGGTGTTCCTTAGTTGTTCTGTTGTGAATAAGATATTGTGGGTATCTTGTCGGTTAATTACTACTCCAACGGATTCTAGATATTCAATACCTGTGAGACACTTGTACTCGGATTTAAACACCACACGAACAATACCACAAGCGTAGATAAGCTTAGCGCAATCAATACAAGGGGATAGAGTACAATAGAGAGTACTACCCGCAGTAGAAAGGTTAGAACGAGCGACTTTAGCAATGGCTTGGGCCTCGGCATGTAATACAGGGTTGGATTGTGTGTCATTGTTAGTTCCTCTTGCTGTACCGTTGTAGGAGAAGGCAATGATGTTATCATCTTTAACAATGATAGCACCAACCTTACGATCTTCTGCGTATGATTGTTGTGCAATTAATGAGCAGATATTGAGATAGAAATTATCCCAGTCGTTTTGGTGTTTCATGTGTTGCTCCGATCTCTAATTGCGTCTGCAAAATCTTCTGCAATGGGTCTTGAATCTTCAGGCCAACAACAGTCGCAAGGCAAAGCTTCGATCAACTCAGCACATACTTCACGCTCATCAGCACGGACAAACTCGGCAAAGCGTTCAAGCTCATAGGGTGTTATTACCAGATAGTCTGTTTGGCCACAAAGTGATTTCGGAGCAGGCGAGCCGACCTCACGTGCTATATCAATTATGTTTGTCATGTACTTCCATTGCAAAGTTATAGTCAGCTTCTAATTCAGAAATAGTATCCATGATATAGTCTAGCTGTTCTTTCAGGTAGTCACTCTTTGGGCGTTCAAAGATAACAGTTACATCAATAGTTTCTTTACTAGTATCAACGATCATAAAACTCTTTCCATTTAGACCATGTGGTCATCTTTTTATCATAGCTATCTTGGATAACAGTAGGGTCTAGCTGTAGTTCTCGGATAGTTTTATGTAGACAGTATTGCAACTGACCAATCTCATTAGATAGCTTATAACGGTTACTCAGCTGACTCTCTGGGTGTACTTGATTCAGACCAAAGCGAAGTACCTTCATAAGCTCTTGTGTTACTTCAGAGCACTCTTCAGCTGTTGTGTATAGTGTGTATTTATCCATCAGAATCCTACCTCAGTTACTTCTACAATATCCCATGACTCTCGCTTATCTAGATACAAGTAGTTTTCAACTACCATATTATCTACTACGTGCATAGCTTGATCCTCATTTTCTGCGTTTACGTAGAACACAGCTGTTACTGCATACTGTTGCATACATTTCCTTTTGTTAGGTATTAGGTACCGTCTATGGTTGATTTAAGTTCTGCCATTAATTTATTTAAAGGATCTACTTTCATGACCCTACAACTAGTAATAAAAGTAGGATGAAATATTCTACCCCCATCACTTTCTTCGGTTACATCTAGGTAGTCTTCAAACAAAGACTTAACTAGCTCTTCCATACGAGTATATCTGCATATACCTGTGCAGAATCCATCACAATTACATGTCCATAGCATTTCTGAATCCTAAGAAGATAGGGTGTCGTGGTTTATCTTTTACTCCAATGGGGAAGTGTTTGTATTTAATAATGTATCCAAGCAAATCTGATCTATTGTTCCAAAAGTTCTCTCGATCTGCTGCGTCAAAGCCCGAGCCCACCTTAAACTCGATACCGTCAGTGGTCTTACAGATGAAAGCTCCGAGAGTTCCTTTCCCAGACATTCCAGATAGCGCAGTTGAACGTTTAGTTCTTCCGAGTTCGTTAGTCTCTGCATCATTTCCATTGTGCATTTCCTCTTCCCAACCAATAATAACAGCCTCTGCATCCTCAAACCTTTTAAGTTTGAAAGCATTAGCTTCCTTCATAGTACAACGACCGTATTTATATAAACCTTTTGGGTTTCGGATAACAACACCTTCATAGCCTTTTTCAAGGCACATTTCTTCAAGGCTTAATAGTTGTTCTTTATCTTTAGCTACCATAGTCATAACTTTGCGGTAGTTAGGTGGTGTATCATTAATACTCATATTATGGTGTCTCTCATCATAGGTAGTTAGTGTATCATCCCACCAGTCAAAATGATAGAAGAAAAATTCACCCTCCTTGTCATGAGCCATAACAAAAGAGTTAGTATCTCGATACACAGTAGGCGAGGTAGGATCACCTACAATAAGCTCTCCATCCATACCTTCTAACTCATCACCCCAGAATGCAGCCCATTTCTGAATAGACTTGTTAGGGATAGGTTTTAAGGTACGTGATAGGGCGACACCATTTTTAAACAAACAACGGATACCATCTAATTTAGGTGTAACATAGGTAGGGTATTGTAGGGTATCCAAGTTAGGTAGATCCCTCGGAAGAAGCATTGGTTTAAACGTCATCAAAAGTCCTTATCACACATATTAAACATCACAAGAATATTCTTTACTTCAGAAGGTAATTCAAACACACCATCATAGTCAGTTAGTTTAAGATCAGAGTCAAACCACAAACCACCACTTGAACGATCACCTAAGCGGTCATGTTCGAAACAACCATATTTACTTTTAACATCAATCTGAATGGTGTAGTTCTGCGTACCTAGTTGGCAGTTGAAGTTGTATTTCATATTTACTTTCGTAGGTTATTACTCAAATTATAGTACATATTAGACTTAAGTGCTCTTAATTGTAACAATAACATTGTTTCTAATTCAAGCATTTCTTGATCAGTACCATATGCTAGGATGGTTCGTTTAAAGTCTTGAGGGAACTCGTTGTATGCTTCAAGGAACGATTCACCTGAGCTGACATATCCGTCATCAGCTGTTCCTTTGTGCTTTCCAATGTACTTTTTGTCTGTACTTTTGGATACCCAAAGATACACAAATGACTCACCGCTTGAGCTGTATGTGTTAGATTCGGTAGGTACTTCGACATTATATTCACCATTGATGTGGTCTTGCCAGATTTCTTTAACATACGCTACCCAAGGTTTATTTTTACTACGCCACATTACAACAAAAGATGGTGACCCCTCATTTTCACAGAGGTATTCATACACCCATTTGTTGTATAGACCTGAGAATTCTTTATCACCTATCTTTACTCGGATCATTGTTTTACCAGAGTCTGAGGTAAACTCTTCGACTTCATCTACAGTACATTCGTAGATATCAAAGAGTTTATCATCACCTGCAACCCATCGTTTAACTGTCTTAATTAGATTCATTAGATAATCCTGTTAGTGTCCAAGGTTGTGGTTCAGGCATATATACCCGGACGTATTTTGTATTACGAGTTTCAAAGTTACCTTGTTTATCAGGGAATACCAGAATAGTTGAGGTACGTACATCAAAACATTTCCCCAAGCGTGGATGGTTTAATACTTCGGGTAGATGACCTACATAGTCAATAGAGGTGTCATTATCATATCTGGGCCATTCACGGATACTGAGATTACCCATGTAGTGTACTTCTGGTTTGTTCATAGTTGTTTCCATGTTGCGTTCCTTGCAATAGATTCTGTTTTAGATTTGTCACGATCATCATTCATACTGCCGTGTAGTTCGCTATCTAGTAGAATAGCACAACTTGCCATAATATGAGCCAAGTGGTGTACTTTACTGTCATGAGCAAAGTCTTCACCATTATACCAGTCAGCTAAGTGACGGTGAATAGCATCATAGAATACACTAGTAGTTGTACCTGTTTCACGCCAGTTATATCGACCATATTTACTGGCACCATCAGACATAGCACCACCTAATGCAAATAGGGCTACTGGCGGTACATCAGATAGTTTAGGTTTGTTTACTGCAGCAGCTGTCTTCAGGTTTTTATCTAGTAGTCCGGGTGTGATCATTCCGTTAAATCCTTTATAGTATTCTTCTTCTTCGGCGTCAATGATATATTGTTTAGCCATTGCATTTGACCAATGAGGTGTCATAAGGTCGTAGAAGTCCTCTTTTTCTTCTTTATTGAAGGGTTGATATCCACTATAGTCTTGATCAGAATACTTCTCACCCTCAGTTTTTGGTGGTGAGTATTTATATTCATCAATATATTTAGGTAGAGCCATTAGTATACATCTCCATTTTCTACAATCTTTCTATCTTCATAAGGTGCAGCATATCGGCGGTAGAATTCTAGTTTAGCACCTTCTAAAGCACCAACAACATCGTTAATGTGTTGGTAGGATTTACCTTTACTTTTCGTGTATGCAATACACAACATTGTAATTTGGTAGTTTAAATCTCCGGGTGTTGTTACATATTTAACAGGGTCAAGCTCAACAAGTAAGCGGTCGTCTTGGTGGATGTATGGCATTAGATATATACTTTTGGTTTACGGAAGAATTGTGCAATTACAATTAGAGATGCAATGCAGAGGATAGTTACCCAGATATTTGCTAACATTATAGGTCTTCAGGGTTTTTGTTTGGGACACAGGACGCAATACCGCCTACAAAGAAGAGTAAGCATAGTAATATTAGTGTAGATATATGTAACTCTAAAGTCATAGGTACTCACAGATAATAGTGTCACAAGCTTTATCAACATCAGATCGCCACTCGGTTACAAGTGACTCAAAGAACGGGTGGATAACGGAGGCATCAGCCTTAAAAGCTACAACAGGCTTACGCAGTACATAAGAAGCATAGAATACCTCCATTGCGGTACCATGTTTAGCTACAGTAGGGTTATCAAGGTTAACTAAGACAATATCAGACTCTTGGATATCACGAAGGTCTAATTCGAAGATACGTTTCATGTAACGTTTTTCGAAGTTGTGTAACCTGCGAGTTGGGTCTAAGATAGTGCATGAAGGTTCTAAGTGAGACCATGCTTTGTTACGCCAGCCTTCAGCTTCTTCTTTGGATACATGCTCCATAGGGCCAGCCAAATAGATTGTTCGTTGTTTCATACAAGCTCCTCATCTAAAAATACTTCAAGAAATTCAGGTGTATAACCTAAATATGCATCTGCTTCATAGTATGCCTCAGCTTCACTGTTAGCGTATACAAAGAAGTTTTTAGCGGATGATGTTACGTAGTATTGATTCATTTAAAGCTCACTCTATACCAAATGTAGTAGACAATTAGGATGCTTAACAGGCCAATCATGCTGGTGCGTAGTTAGGTTGATCTCCTGCATATGTTTTAACAGGTTTGATGTGCTCAACTTCTGTCCATGCGGCAAAGTGGATAATCTCTTTCTTCATGTTATGACATAGAGAGTACATACCGTCAATATGATTGAAGAAGAACAGTTCTTTTGTTTCATCATCATTGATAGTGAAGTAGCTATCACGGGGTAGTTCGTAGAGTTTCATACTTCATCTTTCTGGTAAGGACGATAAATAAACAAAGAACATTGTTTAGCAGAACAGTTAGTAACATCACTACGGATATCACCCACACAATTATTACAGAAATTCTTAATAGCTTGCATAGGTGAAGTCTTTTTCTGAGCTTTCTTCAGAGCTTGTTCTTCAATCCATGCTTCAAGGAATTTACCACCTTTCTTTTCAGCATAGGCTTTTTCTTTACGCCATTGTTCTAGGGCTAATTTGCCTTTAGCCAGAACTTCAGGATTCATTGAGCGTTTCTTTTTAATCATTGTTTAGTTTCTCACAGTGTTGATGAGCAAGGTTGTAGTGGTTGTACGTATTAAGAACAGTGTTTGTCCAACCATCTACAATTTCATGTAAGTAACCGTCAAAGTAAGCACGTTGTCTTACGAAGTATCTTTTGATTAGTTCATTAGGTGCCATATGTTCCCCAAGAAGGCATTTTGAATTCAGGCGCTTTGTAGTCTTTAGGTACACACACTGCTTGGTAAGCCCATTCTTCGGCCTTATCAATCCAGTGTTTCTTTTGAGCACCTGTAGAGTTACGTGCGTAGTACATCATTTGTTGTGCATTTGATAACCTATAACTAATTTCTTTTTCACGATCAGTTAATTTATTACCCCAAGGATCATATTGATCCCCTGAATTAACTGCATTTGTTGCATTGGGTTCAGTTGTGACCATGGTACGCTATTAGGGAAGTGTTTACGGGCAGATTCATAGAATTTTTCTACATCACTCATTTTCTTTTTCCATTTCAAATACTTCTACAACTTCAATATCGACTTCATTTATAACATTTTTAAACAGATCTTCTGCTTGCCATATAGCAGTGGTTTCAGATTGAGCTTCTAATTCAAAGCTTGCTTCTAGTTTTAGAGTTACAAAGTAAGTTTTATTTGACATTCACCATACCTTTAAAGTCCATTGGGACAACAATAGTATGCACACGACCTGCTGCAATACCTTCTGCAATTTTCATTTGAGCTTGTGCTTGCATATAAGCAATAGACTGACCCGAGTTAGAGCTTAGTGCAGCCATACGTTCAGATTCTTTCTTGGCAATCTCAACTTCAGTTTGTTTTACTTTAAGTTCATTTTGAGCTTTAACGTATTGAGTAGCAGAGGCTAGGATATCAGCATTAGGTAGGATATTACGAACTTGTACAACAGTTAGCTGGATAGCGGTATCTAGCTTTTCATGTTTAAGTTGTTCAGTAACGGTTTGTTGAATTTCAGCTTCAATCTTGGCACGATTATCGGCTACTTCAAGGGATTTATATTGCCGAACAACTTTGTAGGCAGCATTGTTGACTAGTGTACTCATGTAGTTGTGCATCAGGTAGATATCACCTTTGCTCTCTGAGTGGAATGAACGACTCTTGGTAGAATATAGTTCAGCAACAGAGGTTGAGCTTAGACCATAAACAACTGTGATATCAAAGTCAGCTAATGGACTGTTATCTGCAGTCATTGGTGTTTTGTTTTCTAGTGTTACTGCAATATCTTTTACTGGAAATGTCAGGATAGAACCAACAAGTGTTTGGTAGAAGCCACCGGGTTGTAGCTCAGTGCCTTCAATTTGTTTAGATGCATTCATACGAACACCTACTTCACCAGTTTCAATACGGGTACAGGCTTGTAGGGAAATTAGAGCAGCAATAATAGCGGTTAGTTTGAAGAATTTAGTCATGATGTGTCCTTAGGTGTTTGATTAAGCGGAAATTAGTTTGGAAATTTTGTCAGCAATCTTTTGCGCCGCAACAGATTCTTGCATGGCATTTTCTTTTTCAGCCTCTAGCATTGTGATTTCATCAGCCAGGTCACAAGCTTTCTGTGTATTTTGATCAGCAATCAGCTTTAAATCGCCAATAGTTTGTTGGAAAGAAGCGACAACGTATGCAACGGTTTTAGGTGTTTTGAAGAACATTCGGAGACCTTTAGAAAAGAAGTGTGATAAGAAATAAGACAATAGCAGAGAAGAACATTACAACAGTTGCTTTAGCGGCAAACTGGAGTTGTTTGAATGTAGCGTTAGCAGTTACATTGTACAGTACAGAGAGTGTAATGCATGTAATAATAAATACAATAAATAGCTTAATCATTTTTTAGTAACCATTTGTTGGAGATAGCTTTGAAAGACTTTGATGGATCCGACAAGTTTTTGAATACAAGCCCTTCACGATGTGCTTTGGGATTAAGTACCGACTGACCTTCTGCAAAAGTTAGTAGTTCGGATACTGTGGTTTTACCTGTGGTGAGGTATGGTGCAAAGATTGGTGTATGTTTTAGACCAAGAGACTTACATAAAGAAATCCTTTGTTCAGGTGAGTAGTACTGTTGTGATGGGATATCAAAGATATCAAACACATAGTACTCAGGTTTAGTTAAGTTGTATGAGTTACCTTGGATACTTGGCCCAATTAGCTCTCCTTGTAGTGCTACTTGTAAGTTAGTAGTTGCTAACTTTGCAAGAATACATTCGGTATGGGCTGTCTTAACAAAGGCATTATCAAGATCATCTAGTTTAAGCTCATAGTTACGACTGCAGACACCATTACGATAACCATTTTCCCATAGATCATCAGCAATACGGAAAACAGTCATTGAAGAGCCATCAAGTTTCTCAGTTACTTCCCACATTTGTTCACCCAGAGACTCAATATTACGAAGGTAATTCTGGATACGTTCTTGGTCAGTTTTTGGGATGAATGATGGGAAATTACCAGCCATTTTACCGGCTAGTTGTGCTGGAATCTCACGTTCCCATTTGAGGATGTTTAAATATTCAGTTACATCAGTACCTTCAACTGGGTTTTCAAAGTCATGTGTTAGTACTGATTCTCTTGGTAACACTAAGCCCTGAGAGATTTGACCTTTAAGTTTAATAGTACGTAGACGTTCACCTTTAATACCTTTATACTCACGAGGTTCTTTACCTTTACTTAAGAATGGTGCTAGTTCTGTGGGAATCCATGAGTCAATTTCAAAGTAGACACATAGATCACCTACATTGAATTCACCCTTTTTAATAACGACTTCCCAACCATCGATAACAGCTACTTCAATTAAGTCAGCATTTGCAATAGGTTTTAGTTGTTGGATAACTCGGATAGTGGCTAGTTTACGATCAGACATTATACAAACCTTTCACATCTTTAAGTGTTTCACGGATAGTTTTCAGCTTATATTGTGTTGCACGGATACGGTTTTTAAGCATTTTATAGTCAGTGTAGTAAGCTTCAGTATCTACAGGTTCAGCTTTATCACACATAGTCCACATGTAAGCAGCTAGTGCTTTATCATAGTTTAGGCAATCTTCTTGGTTGTGGAGTTCGTTGCGAAGTGCGTTGAGAATAATTTGTTTGTTCATTTGAATGCTTCTTCCATTGTTGCAAATACAGAGTCTTCTGAGTATTCACTTTTTTTGTACTTGGTTTTGACCATGTATCCTACATATTTAAGGTTTTTTGCAGGGCTGTGATACACATTGTATGTAATCTCAGTCACTGTTCCCTTCATAATGCCTGCTTCATTGTTTTGTACATAGACTTCTTGGGTTAGTGCAAATTTATGTTCAAAAATTGTTACGTTCATACAATTTGAAATAAAAAGCCCCTACAAGAGACCATTTCTGGACTCTCATAAGAGCTTATTTGTTAATTAAAAGTCTGCGTCTTCAGCATTCATATCGCTGACAACTGGATCTTCTTCATCAAAATCAATGAAGTTACCTTTGGACTCATATTTAACTAGTTTTGTAACTTGTACTTTGGTTAGTGTAGTGGATACACCAGACTTAGTTACTTTACCTGTTTTAGGGTTCTTGATTTCGTAAGGACGTTGCATCACAATAACATTACCTTCAGAACCATTACCAATAATGTTTGGATCCATGTCATTTTTGAATGCATCAACAACACCAACTGGTACGGCGGCTGAACCGTCTGCTTTTGTGGCTTTCTTACGAAGGTTTAGTTGACACATTTTAGCATCATCTTTAACTGGGTTAATCTTACCCAAGTTTAATTGTTCAATTTCTGCTTCACGCGATTTGGGGAAGCGAGCCTGTAGTGTCCATTCTGTGCCATCACCGTTGTAGTTGTCTACGGGTTTGGCAGGATTTAGTTTAACCCAGTAAAAGGTTAAGCCTTTGATAACGGTGTTTGATAGTTGGGTTTGAGCTTGTGTAGTCATGATAGTTTTTCCTTGAGGATTTGATTTTGGAGTTGAGTTTTTGTCAGTTGATTCATCACTATAGTAACGACCTTGACTGGCAATTACATTACGTGCGTAGGTACCGAACATAATTATTTGTTTGTAGCAATATAGAGAGCAATACGGGTAGCAATAGGTAGGTCAGTGCGGCGGTAAGATTCTTCTTCAGTTGTTTGTAGTTGAATACCAAGAGCTGTTAGTAGTACATTAGCATGGTTCACTTCACTTTGTAGTACTGTTTTGCTTTCATTACACCATTTGTAGTTCTGTTTCTGAGATTCAACTTCTTTAGTTAATACTTTAATCTCTTCTTTCAAAGCTTTGTTTTGTTCATAGATAGCTTTAACTTCTTTATCAGAGAGTGTAATTGCAATAACTTCTAGATCTGTGCCTGTAACTTCAATTTGGATAGATGTTGACATGAGATGGTACCTAATAGGTAATAACAAAGGAATGAAATGAAAAAGAAATATGCAAGAGTAGCTCATCCAAATAGCTTGGCTAATTTGAAGATGATTACTAATACAGATATGGCAAGAGCCTACAAAGAGAAGTCTCTTGAAAGCTATAAGAAAAACAGAGAGAACATTAAACGACTACAAGAAGAGTTTCAGCTGAGTGCTGATACTGTTCGTGAAGTGTTGGCTTCTGTTGATATTAAAGCTATTGACGTTATTAAGATGTCCATGATGGATGCTCTTAATAATAACAATTTTGAGGATGCTGCACGATATGCTAAGGAATTGGCTGAGTATGAGGCTCCTAAGTTGAGTAGGCTTGAACAGACAAACGTCTCTAAAGTAGAGGATTTGACTGACGAAGAACTTAAAGAGATTCTTAAAAGAGAAGGTTTATCGTAAGATAAATCTTACTCAAAAGGACTATAAATAATTAAGAGAACTGTAGGATGGTACATACTGTCCCATATGGTTCTCTTTTTTATTCTTTGTATCCTCTATTAGGTTCCGACTACGGGTTCAAAGGTGTATTGGGTTTTACCTTGTAGTTGACAATTAATATGATAGATATACATATCTTCAACGTTTGCCTCAGAGTCATAGTAAGCTTTGTATTCTTCAAAAGCTTCTTGTGGTGTGTCACCAAGCATCATGTTTCCAGCACCATTATCACTGTCTGAGCAGAGGTATTTAATCATACAAGTTCCATTTGTTGTTTGTTGAGGTATTCTGAAGGTAGTCTTCCCAGATACTGTACATATGTATCTTTACTAACTGAGAACATTTCACCTGATACAGGATCGTAGTATAGCCCATTGGATGTATTCCAGTTACATCGTAGAGACCATACATAAGGTCTTTGGAAGGGTTGTAGTTGTAGTGTCATTGTTCTACCAGATATGTAACAATTCGGATTACTGAGATTATTGTTGCAGTAAGTACTGAGATAAAAATTGTTGGGCCGGGTAGGGTTATTAATAGAGTGGTGAATACAGCTGTGAGGATAACTGAAGCAACACGAACAGATAGTGGCATTTCTTTAAACATATTTATCATGTGTGATACACTTTCTTTATTGGTGTACTGTTTATGGCAGTAATACAGACAGGGCAAGGAGCAGCTAGAAGATATTTTTGAGATTTACCTTTTCTGAAGATGTGAATGGAGTATGCTTTGGAGATATCTCTACACTTTACTATAGCATCTATTTCTGCATGTAAATATATCTTCTCAGGCATACCAGCTTTATGAGCACATAAGGCTTGATATGGATGAGTCTTGATATAGTTGTTCTGACCTATACTCAGAATATTACCTTTTTTGTCTTTAATAAAGGCAGTAATGTTTTGTTCCGAAGACATATTGAACCATCAGAGTTGAGATAACCAATAACTTTAGCTTCTCTACGATCAAAGATACATTGTGTATATCCTTTTGTAACCAGTTTTTTGGGTACTGCTAGTACTTTTACCTTGAAGTTTTCTGGGTGTTTATTGAAGTCTTTCTTTCTCCACCATTTGAATATATCTTTTTTACGAGTACAACCACACCACCATTGTTGTAGTCTCCATAATTTTATCCCATCATTAGAGGGTATAGGTAACTTTGCCCAGTGTGAGTCTGGTACTTTCGAAGGTCTACCATTAAATGGGTTCTTAGTACTCTCACCACGATAGACAACGGTATAGTTATTTAGGTTCATTCTTTTTAGGGTCGTTAGATCCTAACTCCCTACTCCTATATTTATTAGGTGTGAAATGTTTTACACCTAGTAACTTACCATGAAGAAAGGTTTTCTGGATACCTGTCTCTGGGTCATATACTACTCTTATTTCTGATTTAACCTTAGCTTTAATTCTTTTTATGAGATCAAAGTAGATACTATTGGCAGATGTCATGGTTATGTTCTGTTGTTAGTGGTGGGTTTGTAGTGCTGAGATACACAGGTCTATAAGATATCTTTAAAGATATATTATTAATATATCCACCGGGGAGGCAGATATATCTAATAGGTACCGGCTAACGAGCAGCTTCTGCGAGTCTGTAATTAGAAGGCAGAGTCTCGCAGTGTTGTGTGGATACTTTCAAGCATGTCAGATAGTATTTCTTTATCCTCTCTATTTTTAGGATAGACTTCTTGTGGTATACTTACAGTAAAAGAGGACATCCAGTGGAAGATTTTAAGTTCTTCGAGGGTCTCAAATGTGATATTTAGAGTAACTGGTTGGAAGGTGGGTTTGTGGATAGTTGTTGAGGATTTCATATTACATTCCTTTACGTTTGAGTTTACGGGCAATGTCTAACATCCAGTTTTTACGATACTTTTGGATGGCAATATCTAGTTTGGAGTTAATTAGGGTTTCTTCATCAACTGTTAAAATATATCCTTTACCCCTTAACCAGAATTCAAGATTATTATCTGGGGCCAGATGGCAACCTATAATATCTCTGGCTTTTATGGAGCTAGTATGATGGTAGTCATTTAAGTGTTTTTCAGCAGCATGACCTATGGCAATACAGATGAATCTTGACATGACGGAAGAGTGTTGTGTGAAGTTTTCAAGCAGGTGTTCTTTGGCGGCTATGCGCAGGAGTTCTGAGGGTTTCATAGACATACCTTTGAGAAGTGTTTTTGGAGATCGCCACGGTAAATCTGGCCTAGCATGTCGGCTAGGGCTTGTCTCTCATTATCATTATTTATAGATCCATCTCTATAGAGCATATCTGGGATACGTACATTAGCTAGTACTACTTGGCAGAACAGGTTGAGTTCTTCGGGAGATTCTAGGGTGATATTAATGGAGACAGGTTGGAAGGATGGTTCGGAGAGTGTTGTTGTGGATTTCATGATAAGTTTTTCTTATTGAGGTTTGATTATTGATAAGCTTTTCTTATACACACAAAAACTACCGCCCAGTAACACTTTTCCTTGACATCTCGCTGAGATTGTCATCCAAATGCTATTTGGGCGTCTTTTGTGTAGTATATCCTTTAAATACTCTCAGCTATTTTCTGTTGTTCCTGCATGTATTGTTCAAAAGATACAGCAAAAGACTGAAATTTAGTTAATTCTTTCAATGTTTCTGTTACTTTCTCTTGTTGTTCGGTTGTTTGTGGGTTACTTCCTAGAGTATTTACCAGAAGAATTAGATCTTCTGAGGACATTTCCAGGAAGAATGTATCACGGTGTTTGGTTAAGTGCATTATTCTGTTCCAATCATGGTTATTGATGTGAGTTTACCGTCTGTGAATGTCCATTCAAGCCTTTTTAGATTAGTTTTTGGATTGTCATACCAGAATTGTGGTTGCATAAGGTTGAGATCTTCGTTGTTTGTTATGAACCTCTCAATACGATCATAAAAAGTGTATTTTTTGATAGTAACTGGTTGATGTTTGATGCGATAGCTATACTCTTCAACCCAACCGGGGCTATCTATTAATTCCCATTGATCTGTGTATACACATTTTCTCTCAATCTTAGCGCCATCAGCCCATGCTTTGATTAACTCTGCATGTTTATGTGGTACTGGACGTGGTGAAGTGTTTTGTTTCATGGTTGTTCTTTAAATAACTTGTGCTTGATCATATACCGCTGTATATTCTACAACAATTCCTGGCATCTCTACTGATGAGGTCATACCCAGGATAATGTCTTGTGTGTTTGCTGTAACAAATAGCACCGTATTCCCTAATGGATCCAGTGACATCAGTGTTTTACAGCCAAACTCTTCAAGAGCTTCTGTGAGTTCATCGTATGTGTCCAGAGCGAACATTGATGGGATAAGTGGTGTGAGTAAGAGGAACTTTGACATAGTGGTCTTTCAGTTGGTTGTAGAGATAATATGGTTGGTCAGTGAGAAGTGTGCTATTGTGTCTTGGAAGGCCAAGGCTTCAGCAGTATCTCGTGGATTGTTACCCTCATACTGGCGAATACCAGCACGCTCCTCGAAGAATTCTTTGTAGTCTTCTTCTGGGATATGATTGAGGTGTTTGTTGAGGAGTGTGTGGTAGTTGAGCATATGAATACCCTTGAGTTATGGTTGGTTAGTAGGCGAAAGCACCTACCCATAGAACACTCTGAAAAATGTTCTACAGGTATCTACCTATTAGATACGTTGAAGCTCTTGTTTCTTAATCAAATAAGCAGCATGAGCTTGTTCTTGGGTATCATAAGTACCAAGATACATTTGCTTGTTATTTATCTTAATAACAGCAATCCATCTACCACTACGAGCACGTTTACACCCGATCTTTCCGGGTTCTTTATTGTGTGTATTGATAGAAGCAGTAACATCCCTCAAGTTATCTAAACGATTATCATCTCTAATACGGTTAATATGATCAATATCGTTGATTGGGTAACTACCATACACATACAACCATATTAACCTATGCAGTTGATACTGTTTACCGTTAATCCTTAGCGATCTATAACCATTAAATTCAGTACAACCAGCCACTGCACCCTTAACCGCTTTAGGGCTAAGAGTGTAGCGATTAGTTAGTAAACCAGTTAATGGGTTATAATAATACCTTTCTTTAAGTAATTCTTGTGTTATCATTTATTCCTTTCAAATAGATTCAACAATGTTATAAAACCAAACGTTACAATCGTTACCACCGGCAGCAATAAAACAAACCTTAGCACCTTTGTCATAAGCACTTTGAAGACGTTTAGTTAATGACTTGACATCAGCATCGCTATTAAAGCGATCGATTCGGGCTTGACGCTTACGGTTATCAGAGCCTGTTGCCTCAATAGACCGTGTTGTTTCATTGAAGCTTAACTCAACAATAGTCACAGGCAAACTCTTACGGTCTTCGCCCAATGGATTGTTGGTAGAGAAAGCAACATTGGCTTTAGGAGAGACTTTGAAAGAAGGAGTGAAAGCTTTAGTCATGGTGTTATCCTTGGTTGACTGTGAGTTGAATGGACGGATTGTCCCCGTAGAATACTCGGTGAATATTCTACAGGTACAGTACGGTCAATGTGAGTAGTGTACATCTACCAATGATGGCAGGTATTGGGTGAGGTCTTGTTGGTTAGTTGTCTTGAGCAACAGACGACCAGAGCGTTTTGAGTAGACGTAGTACATATTAACTCCTTGATTAATCTTCAAACACAAATGCACAATAAGAACAGATCATACTCAGACATGCTAACAAGAACAGAGGCCAAGCATTGAATACAGTAGCAGCAGCTACACACATCAGTGCTGACAGAAACAACAGACCAGTAACAAACAAGCGGAACATAATGTTCTCCAGTAACGAGCAAGATCGCTCTCCACAACTTCAAAGGCTGTAGGCAAAGATCTCAATCAACAATACGAACATTAGCATCCAAGTCGTGGCGGTAGTATGTATATACAAGGGTAGTGGTTTCGGAGGTATACACGCGAGTCTCCAGGGCAGTATGTTCAACAGGAAACAAAGAGCCATAGCGCGAGTCAACAAAGGAACGCATGGTATCACGACCACTAACGAACTCGGCACGAGCAGCGGAACGAGGAACAAAACGAAGAGACATAACAAACCCCAAAGAGCGCAAACAAGGAAAGCCGACAGCACCGCGCCAAGCACAGCCGACAGGAGGGAGGGAGCAGGACGAGCACGCCCGACCAGCACGCAGCACCCGCCACAGAAGCGAGGGGGCCACGGAACCAGAACAGGGGAACCCAAACAAACACCCTGATTCTTTGACACACAAAGAAAACTCCCCAAATAAAACCTAGGGTACCCACAAAACACCTCCCAAAAAATTCTCGCAGATAAAATACCCCAATTATACTCTCCCAAAAACAGTAATCCAAAGTATACTCTTCCAATAAGTAATCCAAAGTAGTCGGTTCCTAATAGGGAATATATTTTCTACTAAGGACACAAGTGGCAACAACAAACAAACAAAAGCTGGAAGCTCTACGGGAGTTACAGAAAAGACAGAAATTAGCTCAGTATCAAAATAACTTTGAGCTATTTGCAAAAGAACAGATCAAAATCTTACCGAAAGATTCTTCAAAAGGTTTCAAATATTTTGAGTTCAATGAAGCTCAACATATTGTAAATAATAAGATTGAAGAACAATTAGCTGAGACTGGAAGGGTACGTGCTATTATTCTTAAAGCCCGACAGATGGGTTTAAGTACGTATACCACAGCTAGGGTTTTCTGGAAGAGCTATTTTAACGCCTACAACAAGTCAGTTGTTATGGCGCATGATGCAGCCACCTCTGATGCTTTGTTTAGTATGTCCAGAAATACTATCTCAAACATGGATCCAACATTCAGACCTGCATTTAAGAAGTCTAACGCCAAAGAGATTATGTTTGAACATAATGATTCAGGATACAGACTATACACTGCGGGTGCTCCTGAAGCGGGTAGAGGTACAACACCAACTATTGCTCATCTATCAGAAGTAGCCTTCTGGACACATGATGAGAAAATCTTGGCTGGCTTATTCCAAGGTATCTCTCAGGCTAAAGGTACTGAGGTTATTTTAGAGAGTACCGCTAACGGTGTAGGTAATGCTTTTCACAGATTATGGAAGGGTGCTGTAGCCGGGGAAAACGAATACATTGCTATCTTCGTACCATGGTTCCTGATGCCTGAATATCGCAGAGATATTCCATCAAAGATAACATTTGAAAGAACACCTGAAGAAGAAGTATTAGTCACAAGGTTTAACCTAGACAACGAACAATTATATTGGAGACGATTAAAGATAGCTGAGGGAGGCTTAGATAAATTTAAGCAAGAGTATCCGGCTACCCCTGAAGAAGCATTTATTGTTTCGGGTTCTAACGTATTTAATATTGAGAAACTATCTGCTCTTATTCCACAACCAATACTAAAACAAATGGAGTTTAGTTTTGAAGCTATGATGATGGAAGAGAAACCAAGGGGTTCTATTGAGATTTTTAAATTTCCTACCTTTGAAGATTCTTTTGTTATTGGTGCTGACGTAGCACTAGGGGTTGGTAAGGACTATTCCTCTGCTGTTGTGATGAATGCCAAAAGAGAAGTTTGTGCTGTATACCGCAATAACACAATTGATCCATCACAGTTTGGTGATCTATTATTTTATTTGGGAAGATACTATAATAACGCACTACTAGCTGTTGAATCTAATTCTATGGGAATAGCAACACTCAACCGACTAACTCAAATGGGTTATGTTAACATGTACTACCAAACTAAGATGGCTAATGTCTCTAAAGAAGAAGGTACACGTATTGGTTGGAGAACTACATCCAGCTCTAAACCTGCTATTATCGGTTTTCTTAAGAATGCTATTGAACAAGAGGATATTTGGATTCCATCAAGAGTAATTATTGGTGAGCTGATGAATTATGTAGCTGACGATAACGGTAAAACCAATGCCATAATTGGGCATAATGATGATACTGTTATTGCTCTTGCAATAGCACTAGAAGTGGTACGTACTCACGGTGATAAACTAACAACTAACAATGTACCTTTTACTCAACGTATGGGAACATTCCAACAAGTAGAAAGTACATGGTTATGACAAAAGATTCAAGATTAGATAGAGCAGGTGTATCCGGCTTTAATAAACCTAAGAAGACACCTAATCATCCAACTAAGAGTCATATTGTTGTAGCTAAGTCAGGTGATACTATTAAGACTATAAGGTTTGGTGAGCAAGGAGCCGTGGGTAGCCCTGATGGTTCTAAGAGAAACGAAGCTTTTAAAGCAAGACACCAAGAGAATATTAACAAAGGCCCACTATCAGCAGCATATTGGGCAAACAAAGTGAAGTGGTAATGACAGCATTTTATAATGATAAAGCACAAACGCAGGATATGAAGAAGTTTCTGAAACCTCAGACCCCTGCAAAACAATTAAACCCCAAAGATAAAATTGGAGAGAAAAGCGGTCGTACGCTACCAATTAGAGGGCAGGGTTAAATTTAGTCCTTGTGTCCTAACTCGGGGCGACTGGCGGGTGGACGTCCAGAAGATATACAGATAGCCATTGTAGGCTTTGATTGAATGGTAGTACCTAAGAAAGGTTTACAATGACAGATAGATATAAAGAAGTAGTTACTGATTCAGAACTATTATCCATGATTGAGCAAGGTGTAATGAACTCAGTAGGGGATTTCCTAAACAGTTCTGACTTAGCTCGTGAAAGACAAAAAGCTACATATGAATATGGTATGATGCCACAATTCCACTTAGCTCCCCAAGGCGTTTCACAGATTGTATCTTCAGATACAGTAGAGGCGGTTGAGGGATACACTGCTATCCTAGCTGAGTTAATGTTTAACAACAACAGATTAGCTCGATTCCTACCAGCAGGTAAATCACCAAAAGATTTTCATGATGCTAAGGTAGCTTCAGATTTAGTTAACTATACTATTTTCAAACAGAACTCTGGTTGGGAGGTCTTAAATACGTGGGTTAAGTCTGCGCTATTGTGGAAGAACAGTATTGTTCGTTGGGAATTTATTGAAGACTTCGAATACTCTTTTGAGGAGTTTGATTCTATTGACCAAGAGAATCTTGACTTAATCCTTGCTGATGCAGATATTGAGGTTATTGGTACTCTTGAGTATGATCAAGAACTAAAGACAGACGAAGAAGGTAATGCCGTTTATGCAATGGTATACAAGAATGTTCGTCTAAAAAGAAAGCATAACAAGACACGTATTGCTATTAAGAACGTACACCCAGAAGCTTTCCGTATTACACGGGATGCACATACTTTAGATGATGCTAACTTTGTTGGTATTCAGATTGATATGACTCGTTCTGAGATTAGAAAGTATTTCCCGGATGTTGCTGAAACTATTGATTGGGATGCTATTGGTGATGGCTCAACTGATTGGGCTACTAAATATACAGAAGAACAAGCTGCTCGTAAGAAATTAGTTGGTACAGAATACTGGATGGGTAGTAATGCCAAAGAGTTATTCCCGACAGAAGCCAACAGACAACTAACAGTTATTGAATGTTGGTTACGGGTAGACCGTGATGGTGATGGTATTGCTGAATTAAAACATTTCATTATTGCAGGATCCACTATTCTTCTTGAGGAAGACTGCGACATGGTGCCGCTAGCTACACTCTGCCCATTTGAGGTACCACATGAGTTCTTCGGGTTATCAGTTGCTGACATGGTGCGTCCTTCTACTATGGCTACTACCGCAATTATGCGGGGGTTCGTAGAGAACGTTTACTTAACTAACTATTCACCTAAGCTAGCTGACCCTAACGTAGTTGACTTCTCTGCTCTTCAGAATATGAAGCCTAAGCAGATTATTGCTACTAATGGTAATCCACAGACTGCTGTCTCTGCTTTGTCTCCTGATACTATTAGTACAGGTACAGTACCCTTATTAGAGTTACTACAAATGCACAAAGAACAAGCCACTGGTATGGGTAAAGCTGCTCAAGGTTTGAATGATACCCTCTTTGTTTCTGGTAACTCAGAAGAAAAGATGGCTCGTGCAATGTCTGCTGCTCAGGTTCGTATTCAATATATGGCTCGTAGATTTGCTGAGACTGGTTTCAAAAGATTAACCGAGGGTGTATACAAGACACTACGAACTAAGCTTCGTGGTAAGACATCTAAGTACTATGACCAGAACAATCTATTTAAACAGATTGATCCCGGTATGTTACCTGATAATATGCTCTTGTATATTGATGTAGATGTAGGCGAAAATAGTAATAGCAATATTATGAAGAAGATGGTTCAGATTGGTACCCAATTGATTCCTGCTTTACAACAAACGGGTGCCGGTGGTGCTGTTAACCCTGAAGCCGCTGTTCGTATTGCTTGTAAATCACTAGAAGCTATGGACTTAGATCCACTAGACTATTTAGTAGACTATACAGATGCTAAGTTCAAGGAACAAGCTCAACAGTCAAGAGACGCAGAGATGAAGGCTTCTGAGAAACAGAAAGCACTACAAGAGCAAGCTACCCAACTAGACCTAGCTCAGAGACAAGCTACCTTAGATTTGACTAATATCCAGTCTAAGAATGCTATGCAAGATAACACAAAACAACTTATGGTTGCTTTGGATACATCATACCAGAAATGGGCTGATCTCCATATCAAAGCGGCTAAAGAAGGTGTTGAGTTACCTAAGCAACCTGACATTAAAGAACTATTAATGATTGCACAGCAAGCTATTAGCTCCAATATTTCTGGTGATGCAAGCCGTCCAAAAGGCGGTGCGCCTATGCCTGAAGTAAATGGTCCTGCAGCTATGCCTGAACAACCAATGTAAATATTAACACGGCCTTCCCACTCAGAAATGAGGCGGGAGGGTTCTTTAAAGAAATAAATAATGGATAAATATCGTAAAGGCTTTGAAGAGAAGATTAAGCCACGGATGAATCACGACACCAATGAGTACAAAGTAGAACCTTTCAAAGATGCACAGATTGCATTAGGTCGAGCACAGTTTGTACAACGGGAACGAGAACAGTTTTTTGGTGAAGCATACGGTGAGATCTTGTCTGATCTTTTTGTTAGCTGGCTTAAGACTGAACCACATGCACAAAAGGAACGAGAGTTCTTATATCATACGGCAATGGCCCTTGGTAGTGTTAAAGAGAAATTAGTTGGCATTGAGATGTACGGTAATAACGTAAAGTTCATGGCACAACAAAACAAAGTTGCCCAAGAGGGGCCAGAGGAAAACAATGAGTAAATATATTAAAGCAAAAGACGTACTTGTTCGCAGTCGCGAAGAGGTATTAAATGAACTTGCCCGTACAGGCGAGTCTGGTGGTACTGGTTTAGCCCAACGCTATGCCCCTATCCTTGTAAGTTTACAACAAGCAGTTGATGTTGTTAATAAACTTCTTGAAGAACCAGCGCAGCAAAACTTCGCCGAAAAGATGAAGGCTGCAAAAGAAGCTAAGAAATTAGCTGTACAATAATAACGGACACAAAGGTAAAATAATTATATGAATCTATCACATCTCTCTACCAATACCCCTGCCTCAGAAGTGAGCAGTGCGAATTTTGATGACGGATACAATAGTAATGATTCGGAAGTAAAGAGTCTTGATGACATTCTACGTAACTCACCTGCAGCTAATCTGCTTGGGTTAAAGGAATCTCTACCAGAAGAAGATGAAGACGTCCCGAATCCAGATGAGTCATCGACAGAAGAAGCCCAAGAGAACGATGATGAGTCTGCTAAAGACCTAGATGACACAGAAGAATCAACTGATTCTGAGGATGATGACAACGTAGCGGATGATAAGTCTACCCAAAACGCTGATCTACCTACTGAAGAAGATATTGATTGGGAATATCAAGTACCTGTAACCGTTGACGGTAAAACAGAATACGTGACCTTAGAAGAAATCCGTAAGGGTTACTCTACTGATAAACATCTATCTCAAAAGGGGCGTGAACTCGGTGAACTGAAGAAACAACTAGAAACCGAAAGAACCGAAAAGTTACAAGAGATTGTTACACTAGGCCAAGTTATCCATGAGGAACTTACCCTAGTAGAAACAGATCTTGCTTCACAATACCATAAACTTAAATCTGATATTGACAAAGCTCGTGAAGAGGGTGATACGTACACCGCCCGAGAACTTAAAGAACAATTAGAAGATACACAAGAAAAGTATTGGAAAGCACGTAACAAACGTGAAGAACAAACTAAAGCTGTGGTACAAAAAATCCAAGCTCAACAAACAGAACAACAACAAGCGTTACTTAAAGAATACGAAGAAAAGATCAGCGATCTTATCCCGGATTACTCAGAGAAAGTTGCTAAGTCTGTACGTGAGTTTGCTATTAAAGAAGGCATCCCTGAAACACTGTTAGAGAATATCTACAGTCCTGAGGTTGTCAAATTTATTAATGATTATCGTAAACTAAAAACAGCTAAAGATACTGGTGAAGCAAAACGTAAAGCCGTACCTACTACTAAGTCAATTCCTTCTAAAAGAGGAACACCTCAGTCGCAGAAAGAACGGGAACAAGTTTCTTCATCAAGACAAAAAGTTCTTACAGGTCAAGGTTCTAAACAAGACGAATTAGATTTTCTAAAACGTATTTCTTCAGTAAGCAAAAAACTTTAATTCAAATTCTTACTATAAAGGAATAATAAAATGACTGCAACTAACTTTGCAACTGGTGGTCCTAAGGCCGCCGCACGTAGCGCATCCGCTACTGGTAATGCCGTAAACGCTGGTGAAAGAGAAGACCTAGCTAATTTCATCTCTATGATTAGCCGTGATGAGACTCCTTTCCTAAGCTCTATTGGTAAAACCAAAGCCACCGCTGTTTTCCACGAATGGCAAACTGACGAACTAGCTGCTCCTTCATCTGGTGCTGTTGCTGAAGGTGTATCATACGCTACTCAGAACGCTGCCCAAGGTGCCGAGCCTTTCCGTACTCGTTTAGGTAACTACACCCAGATCAACTCCAAGACTGTTACCGTTACTGGTACTAAGCGTGCTGTTGACCAAGCCGGTGTTGCTGACGAATACGCATACCAGCTCAAGAAGCGCGGTACTGAAATGCGCCGTGACGTTGAGTTCGATCTAGTTAACAGCTGGAATAGCTCAAACGGTTCTGGTGTTCGTAAGTTTGGTGGTTACCAGGCTTGGATCAACACCGCCAGCACCGCTCTAAACGTACTAGCCACTCCCGGTGAGTACACTGCTCCTACCAATGCTGGTGGTGGTATTGCTGGTACTTTCGCTACTGTAACTTCTGCTGATAAAGTTTCACTACAGTTGTCACATGTTGACTCTGTTATGCAAGCTATCTACGAAAATGGTGGTAAGGCTACTAAGCTAATGGTTTCTCCATCAAACCGCCGTGTGTTCTCTGCTAAGGCACAGAGCGCTGGTTCTAGCTCAAGCAATGCTGGTGACGGTAACGTTCGCCGTAACATTGATGCTGATGGTAAGCTACGTCAATCCGTAGAAATCTACATGTCAGACTTCGGTGATATCATGGTTGTCCCTAACTACGTTATGGGTATTGCCAATACCAGCGTTTCTGGTCTCGACAACACCGCTAACTTCAGCGCATTAGTGTATGATCCAATGTGGTTCAGCTACGCTTCACTACGTCCTACCCAAGAAGTTGACTTAGGTCAGCTTGGTGATTCTATCATCGGTCAGATCGTTGAAGAAGGTACACTCGAATGCCGTAACCCTAAGGGTTGTGGTTTGATCTTTGGTCTATCTGGCCAGTGATCGGTAAGTAATACCTAATAAAGGGGATGGGAGAAATCCTGTCCCTTTTTTATTTTAAGGAAACACAATGCAAACTTTAAAAGTTACAGCAACGGATGGTACATCCAAACTAATCCCATTAGATAACGTATTAGAATTAGTAGTCGATACTAACTTTTTGATTACTAGTGTGAGTTATATTAATGGCAGCAATACCCCTGTTACAACAGCAGTAGCTGCATATACTGGCGTTAACGACAAGTATGAATACGGTCACTTAGAAGATGGCTATATTTTCAGTGCGCACGTAGCTAACTACAAAACACGATAAATAAGAGGACACATGGGCTTTCTATCACAAGAAAATAATAAGAATAGTTTTACTGTCAAAGAGGACAAAGAAGACTTTCGGTTAGAACAAGATGTAGCAACATATAAAGAGTATGCTGCACAACAAAGAGAATTAGACTCATTCTCACGGAATGGTCGTACATACAGATCTTTTGCTATTATCCCTGATATTGTGGCTATTGATATTCTAACCAAGTATGGTTTAGATATTCATGGCCCAGAGTTTATGAGCGATCCAGCAAGTCTAAGACGACTGAAACAAATTATTGAATCGGACTACCCGTTACTTAAAACAAGTAACGTAAAAGCTTTATAAGGAAAAGATATGGCAACACCTAGATATGACGCTCTTGTAGCAAAAGTAAGAGATTGGTCTAATAAACCAGAAGCAAACACTATTAACGACAGCGTCATTCAGGATTGCTTATCTTATGCAGCTGATGAGAGTTATCGTTTACTTCGTATCCCACCACTAGAAGAAACTATTACATATGTGGTAGGCGCTGAAGATAATACCGGTATTACAAATAACCAGTTATCCTACACTTCTTTTGATATCCCAGAAGACCTAACTCAATTTACTTACCTCAGAACTTTAGAAACCAGTACTCAAATGACTAAGGTGTTTAATGAGGTTACTGATAAAAGAACCTTCTTTGACCCGTATGCTGAAACCTATTCAGATAGCTTTTGGATGTGGCAAGACGGTAAGATCTTTATTAAACCACAGTTAGCTGTTGGCACTAAGGTGGAAATCCACTACTACAAAAGATTACCGGCTCTTAATGCAGTTTACAATGTCTTACCTATTAACTACCTAATTGGTTTGAGTGATGCTACACAACCCTATTTAACCTTAGTTACATCGGGTGGAACTAATCTTTATTTTTCTACTCTGAATTCTGTAGAAAAATGTTTCTCAACATATAGTTTAGCTGAAGCATATGCTACACCTGTAGTAACAAAAATGTATGTTGGTAATGAAGTTAGTAACTGGCTAAGAGATCAAAATGAACGACTGCTTATTTGGGGTGGTTTATATAATCTTGGTGCCTTTCTATTTGATGACAAAATGGAACAACGGTACCAAATGAAATTCCTTGAAGGTATTCAATCCTTAAATAAAGAAGAAAAATGGCGTAGAGCTTCTGGTGGTAATGTTCAAATTAACGTTAATACCAATGGTTTAATCTAAAGGAGGTAGAATGGCTTACGAACAAAAACCAGGCGTTACTGGTAATACCTCCTACGGTGGTGAATACAATAACTTAGATACCGTAGATGCTCTTCAATATGACATTACTGCTGCTAACGCCGCCGCACAATCTTTGTTATCCGCTACTGCTGCTGCTGCAAGTGCTGCTGCTGCTTTAGTAAGTGAAAATAATGCAGATACTTCAGAAGCTAATGCACTGACTTCTGCTAATAACGCAGATACTTCAGAAGCTAACGCGCTGACCTCCGCTAATAACGCTGCTGCAAGTGCTTCCGCTGCTTTAGTTAGCGCTAATAATGCAGATGTCTCAGAAGCTAATGCTTTGACTTCTGCTAATAACTCTGCAACCTCTGCTGCAGCTGCTTTAGTAAGCGAAAATAATGCTTCGACTTCTGCCAGTGTAGCAAACTCACAAGCAAATATTGCAACAACTCAAGCGGGCATTTCAACTACAAAAGCTGCAGAAGCTTCCGCAAGTGCTGCTGCTGCTTTGATTAGTGCTAACAACGCAGATATCTCAGCAGCTAATGCAGATACTTCAGAAGCTAATGCACTAGCATCTGCTAATGCTGCTGCATCTAGCGCAAACTCTGCCAATAACTACGCAACAAGTGCTTCTAATAGCGCATCCGCTGCAGCTACAAGCGAGACTAATGCACTGACCTCTGCTAATAATGCAGATACCTCAGAAGCTAATGCTTTACTATACTCAAACAACGCAGCTTCAAGTGCATCGGCTTCACAAACATCCGCAAACAACGCAGCCAACAGCGCCACTTCTGCGGCTAACTCAGCCACTGCTAGTGCTGCTAGCGCCGCTGAAGCAGCTGCAACTTTGGCAAATAAACTAGATAAAGCAAATAACTTATCTGAGTTAACAAATACCACTACTGCAAGAACCAATTTAGGTTTAGGAAGTTCAGCTACGCTAGACGCGGGTACAGCACTAGGTGTTGCTACACTAGATGCTGGTGGTACAGTGCCTTTATCCCAAATTCCCGCTTCCATTCAAGGTGGTGTATCCTACCAAGGATCTTGGAATGCATCAACTAATAGCCCAATTATTGTCTCAAGTGTTGGAGTTAAAGGTCATTACTACGTAGTATCAGTAGCTGGTAGTACCTCTATTAATGGTATCAGCGATTGGGTGCAGGGCGACTGGATTATCTTTAACGGGTTGGTCTGGGAACAGATTGATAACTCAGATATTGTTGCTTCAGTTAATGGATATACAGGTGTAGTAAACCTTACATACACAGATGTAGGTGCAGCCTCTGCTGCCCAAGGCGCTAAAGCGGATACTGCAGTACAACCTAATACAGACACCACTTTAGACGATTTAACTGTAACGAGTTTACAGATCCAGGGTGGTATTGCTGATACTGGCGGATTGATTACTTGGAATACAGGTGATGGAACAGCTAACCTTACACTTAAAGGTGGTAATGTAACATTACAATTAGGTCAAGAGGAAGTACAGAGAGTTTACAATAATACAGGGAGCACCCTTATTGACGGTCAAGTGGTGTATATTACAGGTGCTCAGGGTAATAGACTTACAGTTGCTTTAGCACAAGGTAATGCCGAATCTACTAGCTCTAAAACATTAGGTGTAGTTACTGAAACTATATTGAATGGTGCTGAAGGCTTTATTACCATCTCGGGTTTAGTTCGTAACTTAGATACTTCTGCTATTCCCGAAGGTACCGCTATCTGGTTATCTCCAACTGTACCCGGTGGATACACTACAACAAAGCCTGTTGCACCACAACACTTAGTTCAAGTTGGTTGGGTAGTAAGGTCACATGCGACTGTTGGTTGTATCTATGTAAGAGTTGCTAATGGTTATGAGATGGATGAGCTACATGATGTCTTAATTACGAGTAAAGCAACAGGGCATATCTTAGTATACAACTCCACACTAGGTGTATGGGAAAATAAATTAGGAACCAGTTTGTATGATGTTGCAGGTACAGGTATTGCAATGAGTATTGCTTTGGGTTAAATATAAAGGAAAATAAATGGCAAACACATTTAAAAATTATGTACTACCTAACGTAGGTACATCTGCAACTACCGTCTTAACTGGCGCAACTGGTGCTCAAACAACTATTATTGGTATGACATGCGCCAATACAACTGCAATTAACGTCACGGTTTCTGTACTACTTACCAGTGGCGGTAGCACTGTGTATCTGGTAAAAAACGCTACAGTATTACCCGGTGGTGCTTTGGTGCCTGTTGGTGGTGATCAAAAAGTAGTGGTGTCTGCAGGGAATACTTTACAAGTACAGTCTTCTGCAGCCAGTTCTTTGGATGTATGTCTTAGCGTATTGGAGATTACATAATGGGAATGATTGGTAATGCACCTTATTTAGGTATTGTTAACGGTGGTAATATTGCTGATGGTAGTATTACCGCCAGTGATATGGCTAATCGTGGTAACGAGTTTGGGTACCGCAACCGCATCATCAACGGTGACATGCGGATTGACCAGAGGAATAATGGGGCGAGTGTGACGCCGGCAGCCACGGGGTACACATATTCCGTTGATCGTTGGAGTACATACTGCACCGCCATTGGGAAATTTAGCTTTCAACAAAACGCTGGTGCTGTAGTCCCGCCAACTGGATTCCAGAAATACCTTGGCTTTACCTCACTTGCGGCAACTTCAGTTGGAGCAAGTGACCTCTACGCTTTCAAGCAAGCCATCGAGGGATTGAATTCTGCTGATTTGAATTTTGGCTCTGTCAGCGCGCCCCCAATTACCATTTCTTTTTGGGTGCGCTCGTCTCTGACTGGCACATTCGGAGGGTCGTTAAACAACGGGGGAAATACCCGATGCTACCCGTTCACATACACAATCAGCTCGGCAAATACATGGGAGCAAAAGACAATCACGGTTGTCGGTGACACCACTGGAGCATGGGAAACAAACACATCCACAGGGGTTCAGTTGTTTTTTGGCCTCGGGGTGGGGTCTTCTTCGCAAGGAACCGCGAACACTTGGCAGACCAGCGTAGGAGGCGTGTTCGGCCCGGCAGGCGCAACCTCAGTAGTCGGCACAAGCGGAGCCACCTTCTACATCACCGGAGTCCAACTGGAAGCAGGTACTGTTGCAACCCCGTTTGAGCGCAGGGACTACGGACGTGAGTTGATGATGTGTCAGCGGTATTACGCCAAGACTTTTACCCCTGAAACGGCCCCTGCTCAAAACGCAGGAAACAACGGGGCTATTGGTTTTATTTCACAAGCTCCGCAGCCATGGGATGCCATGTGGAAATTCCCGGTTGAGATGAGGGCGCAGCCAACTATTATAACATACTCCACTAACGCCGCATCATCAAACTGGTCAACAAACACATACACGCCAACAGCCAGTACTGTCGCATTAGGAACAGGAGTGTTAATCCTTCGAGCGAGTGGTATTGGCGCTGGGGGGTATGGTTTCACCATTCATATCACGGCCAACTCGGAGCTATAAATCATGTACCAACTTTGTCCTGACACCCTAATGGGCGCAGCAACCTGCATCAAGCGCATTGCTGATAGTGCCTTCATTCCCTTTGACCCCGCCAACACAGACTACCAAGCATACCTCCAATGGCTATCCTTAGGTAACACCCCACAACCACCAGACAACAAAGGAACACAATAAATGTCATACATTGGTAACAGTCCCGGTGTTGCCTCCCAAAGGATTGTTACTTCCTTTACGGCAACATCTGGGCAAACATTATTTACACTATCATCGGGATATTCTTTGGGATATCTTGATGTATTTCTTAACGGCGTTAAACTTTCAAATAGTGGTTCTGACTATATTGCCACTAACGGTACTTCAATGACACTCACACAAGCTGCTGCTTCAGGTGATATTGTTGAGTGCGTTGCTTACTTACCCAGAGGATTGTCTGATGGGTACTTGAAGAGCGAAGCTGATGCTCGATATCTCAGTTCCACAAACGGTTCTGTGACTCAAGCCAAGTTAGCCGCTGGTGTAGCTGGTAATGGGCCTGCATTTAGTGCTTATCCAAGCTCTCCTCAGTCGGTGACACTAAGCACAGCAACAAAAATTCTTTTTGGCACTGAAGATTTTGATACCAATGGCAATTTTGCATCAAGCCGTTTTACACCAACCGTGGCAGGGTACTACCAAATCTCAGGTGGTATTCAAGTTGCGACGGCCTTAACAAACATACTCCTGTTTATCTATAAAAATGGAGCATCCATCAAACTTTTACAGTACACCTCCTCCAGCGCTGGTTCTGCAAGCGGTTCGATGCTTGTTTACCTGAACGGCTCAACCGACTATTTGGAACTGTACGCAGCAATTGGGGTTACTCAAAACTTATCAGATGGCCCCGCAGCGGGCACGTTTTTTCAAGCCTTCCTCGCACGGAGCGCAACATGACCTCACTATACGAACGCATCATCGCCCTGTACCCTGAACTCACAGACCGTGACTTCATGACCGTCATCCGCCTCCAGAATGACTCTGATGGCAAAGGTGATTTCATTGCTGCATGGGAGCACCCGGTGTTTCCTAGACCAACACCAGAACAACTTGAAGGAGCAACACAATGACACGCTCAAGAGAATTAGCGGAACTAGCTTCTGCATATGACAGCGGGAACTCTTTAGGCTTCCGCAACCGCATCATCAACGGTGAAATGCGGATTGACCAGCGAAATGCTGGGGCGAGTGTGACTGTTAATACAGGCGGAGCGTTTTACGCCGTAGATAGGTTTCGAATTAGCGCGGTCGCTTCTGCTGGTGTGTTCACAGGGCAGCGAGTTACAGACGCGCCTGCCGAATTTAATTCTTCCATGAAGGTCACCGTAACCACGGCAGACGCATCCCTTGCGGCCTCCGATGCCTATTACTGCCTGCAAGATATTGAAGGAAACAACGTAGCCGACTTTAAGTTGGGTACTGCAAACGCCGTCACGTTTACACTTTCATTTTGGGTCAAGTCCAGTTTAACAGGGACGTTCGGCGCATCCTTCTCAAACAATGATGCAACTCGGTCTTACCCGTTTAGCTACACGGTCAATGCAGCCAACACATGGGAAAAGAAAACGGTAACGGTAGCTGGCGACACAACAGGCACTTGGGACACAGGAACAGGGCGTGGTCTTCGGGTCATTTTCAGCTTGGGTGTGGGGTCTGATTTCACAGGAACCGCTAACCAGTGGAACGGTGCTTTTGATCTTGCTCCTGCTGGTGCGGTTAATGTTATGGCGACCAATGCCGCAACATGGCAGATCACAGGCGTACAGCTTGAAGCAGGCAGCGTAGCAACCCCGTTTGAGCGCAGGGACTATGGGCGTGAGCTACAAATGTGTCAACGGTATTACGAAGCTGGTAATGCGAAATGGTATGTACCAAACTCAGGGGCTACTAATATGTTTGCCACTGTTTCCTACAAGGTAAATAAACGAACATACCCAGTCGTTGCATTTAACAGCACAGGTATTGTTGGTGGTTATCACGCAATGACTACCGTTGAAACCAACTACACGGATTCTTTTGCTGGACAGACTCCGGGTGATGAACTGAACTTTGGTTGGACCTCTTCCGCAGAACTTTAAGGAACCGTCATGTATCAACTTCAATCTGAACAATATGGCAAGCCAGCAACCTGCATCAAGCGCATTGCTGACAACGCCTTTATCCCCCTTCGACCCGCAAAACACAGATTACGCTGCTTATCTGAAGTGGCTGGCAGAGGGCAATCAACCACTACCCCCTAACCAAGAGCCTTAATATGTCAACAACACTACAACACACAACAGAAACGGGGGTATCAATGGTTACAAAATCAGCCGCCCCTATTACCGTTTCATTAGCTACAGTTGCTGGCTATCAAGTATCAGAAATCCTTTTATGGTGTACTTTAATTTACACTATCTTAATGATATGCCATAAATTATATTCTATATATAAGGATATTACTAAATGACCTTTTCCTTCAGTCAAAGAAGTAAAGACAGATTAGCTACTACCCATGAAAAGTTACAAGAACTATTTAATGCAGCTATTACTAATAGCCCATTTGACTTTGGAATTACCCAAGGAATACGTACCAAAGAAGAACAACAAAAACTATTTAATGAAGGTAAGTCACAAACATTAAATAGCAGACATCTTACAGGTAAAGCTGTGGATATTGCTGTGTTCATTGATGGTAAGTTAACTTGGGATTTTGATAAATATAGACAAGTAGCTGATCATATTAAGTCTGTAGCTTCTGAACTAAAGATACCTATTGTCTGGGGTGGGGATTGGATTTCTTTTAAAGATGGCCCTCACTTTGAGCTTAACAGAAAGGACTACCCATGATAGCGGATGTACTACTAGGTTTTGGTGGAAAACTTTTAGACAAGTTCTTCCCAGATCCTATCCAAAAAGCAGAAGCGCAAGCTAAGCTTATTGAATTAGCGCAGTCAGGTGAACTAGCTAAGATGGCTAATGAGACTGACTTATACAAGACAGAACAAAATAACTTGACAGCTCGTCTTCAGGCAGATACCGCTACAGACAGCTGGCTACCTCGTAATATCCGACCACTAACCCTAGTTTATATTTTGGTAGCATATCTTTTACTTGCTCTTCTGGATGCAGGTACTTTAGACATCGCTGATTCATTTATTGAACTACTAGGTCAATGGGGTATGCTTGTTATGTCTTTTTACTTCGGTGGAAGGACACTAGAGAAAATTATGGAAATTAAGAACCGACCCTAATCGGTACCTAATAGAGATTAACAAATAAAGGACTAACGTTGAAACGCAATACCAGACAACGTAAAGAGAAGTTCGTTCAAGCTGAACGCTCATTTTACATCCAGCCTAAAACTGAAAATCAAAGATTACTCTTAGATGCTATTCAAGAATTTCCTATCACAGTAACACTAGGTGCTGCAGGTGTAGGTAAAACTTACTGTGCTGCAAGTAAGGTTGCTCAATTGTACTTGACAGGTCAATATGATCACATTATTCTTACAAGAAGTAACGTACCTACAGGACGTTCTCTAGGTTTTTTTCCTGGAAATGTCAATGAGAAGCTAACACCTTGGTTGTTACCACTTATCTCTGTATTAGAGAAACAGTTGGGTAAACCTAAGTATGAATATATTTTAGAAAAAGATATTCTCCAACTACAACCACTAGAGACTATTCGTGGTCGTTCTTTTGAAAATAGTTTAGTACTGGTAGATGAATGTCAGAACCTGACAATTGAAGAACTAAAAGCTATCACAACCCGACTAGGTGAGAATTCTAAAATGATTCTCATGGGTGATGCTACTCAATCAGACATTGATAACGGTTCTAATATTATCAAATTCTGTAAGATCTGTGAGAAGCATAACATTGAGATTCCTATTGTGAGATTCACAGTAGATGATATTGTGCGTTCAGATATTGTCGGTCAGTTAGTAAGAGCGTTTATTAAAGAGAAAATCTAAAGGAGACTGTACATGGCAGAACAAATAAAAGGCTTAGGTGAAGGTGGCCTAAACACAGATACACCACCAACAATTGTACCTATGAATGTGTTCACAGATGTTCTGAATGTACGGTTCGATAATAGTTCCGTGGAGACAATAACAGGTGAGGTGCTAGGTAAAGTTATCCCTTCAGCACCTAACTATGGTATTCACTGGAGACGACCTGATCAAGGGTATAATATCTTTGGTAGAGATGGTACGTTTGTAAGAGTAGATTCAGCAGGTAACCAGTCATATATGTTAAATAGTGCTAATCCGCTATATACAAATAGTGATTGGCAAGGTACTTTGTTTAATGGTGGTTATGCTGTTGTTATCAACAATGGGAAGTCAACACCACTATACTGCTTATATGGTAGTGTGACTGCAGGTAGTACGTTCCAAGAGCTACCCGGATGGAATTATTCTGCAGGACTTACTGTTACAGCTAAAGTTATCAGGTCACTAAACTACTCTTTAGTAGCGGCTAACCTAACAGTAACTGCAGATGGTACCACAACCAATGCACCGGGTACTATTCGTATTTCAGTTCAGGCACCTACAGGGGATATCCCTCAAGTATGGCAACCTGGCCTAACCTCAGACACAGCAGATGAGTTTGAGTTATCATCAACATCACCTATTCTGGATATGCTAGATCTCAGAAATAATATGTTCGTATATTCTTCAGATAGTATTAACGTGGTATCTATTGGTGCAACTACCAAGGTATCACCTTACTCAAAGTCTTATGGTATCTTAAATACAGACTGCGTTGTTGAGTATGACGGTAATCATTTTGTTGTTGACAGGAATGATATTTACACACATAATGGTTCTGGCAAAATAGAATCATTGGCATATAAGAGAATTAAGAAATATTTCTTTAGTAATTTAAATAAAAGTGTTATTGATAAAGTACATGTAGTTAAGAATCCTTTTTATAAAGAGATTATGATTAACTATCCTAAAGGTAATTCTGTTGTTTGTAATGAGTCTTTGATTTATAATTATGTTAATAATACATGGACTAAAAGATCATTTACTAACCTAACCTATTCTTTTAATGGGCCATCAAATAATAGTAACGAATTCCAATATGGTAATGAAGTTATTTATTACACAACAAACACAACTCAAACTTTGATTAGCTCTGACGTATATACTATGTGGAATGGTACTTCACTGGCACCATACACCTCTTACGTTGAAAAGAAAAAGCTTAATACAGGTGACCTCACAGGTAGCTCTTTAATTAGTGCTATATATACCGTGTTCGATTCTGTACCAGTTGATGCTAGTATTGATATCTATGTTAAAGGTCAAAACAATTACGTGGATAATATTACATTCACAGCGGATGATAAGTTTGTGTTTGAACCCGACAATAAAAAGTCACAAGGATACAAAGTAGATCCAAGAGTTAATGGTCGTATTATGAACTTTAGGATTGAGTCATCTGGCTACTGGACACTACCCGCATACTCATTTGATGTTAAACCAGCTGATAGGAGATAAGTATGATTGCACCTCCTTACACGGATAACCCTGACCTAGACGCTTTCCTGTATAACATTTACTTAAATGGTACAGATAACTCAGGTGTCAGTGGTTTAAATCCAAACACAACAACAGGCGAGATAACTGATTCCGAAGGTAATGTTGCAGGATACCTATACCAGTTTATTCATGTGAAGTATGCTGATAGTAATACTGGATTGAATATCTCGGATACCCAAACAGGTAAAAGTTATTATGGTATTCATAATAGTAGTGTACCAACTGAATCTACAAATCCTGCAGACTATACTTGGTATGAAGTTGTAGGTACTTTTGGTACTACAAAGTCTTTATATTATTATGTACTGGGTGGTAGACAAGTTAAGTTTGATGTTAACACTGATCCTCAAGACTACCATTGGTTGGTAGATACAGGTGTTGTTATTAACTTAGACCTGATTGTTCCACCTAAAACAATTACAACTAGTGAGCTTATTGATGCTGCAGTTACTGAAATCAAACTAGCTAATGCAGCAGTGACCGCTTCTAAGACTAACATTGCGGCTATTAGTAATGCCACAGGGGATCTTGTGGCTAACTCAGTAGGCACAACCCAGATTACGGATAACGCTATTACTTCTGAAAAGGTAACTGCTAATGCTATTGTAGCGGGTAAGATAGCTGCTAATGCAGTTACTGCAGTTACTATTGAGGCTAATGCTATTACTGCTGCTAAGATAGCTGCAGATGCTGTTACTGCAGATAAAATAGCTGCTAACTCTGTTACTGCTGTAAAGATTGCTGCTAATGCAGTTACTGCTGATAAGGTTTTGGCTAATAGTATTAGTGCAAGTAAAATGGTCACAAATACTATTACAGCTGCTAGTAGTATTATTGCTGATGCTGCTATCACAAACGCTAAGATTTCTGATGCTGCTATCACAAATGCCAAAATAAGTAACGCTGCTGTGTCTACCTTATCTATTGCAGGTAATGCTGTTACGGTACCAGTTAGCTCTTTCGCTTCCGGAAACAGTGCATCTGTTACTTTCACCGTACCTCCTGAAGCTGCAGGTCAACCCGTTTCAATCATTGTTACATGGTATTATGTACAAATCTCTTGGTTCAGAGGTTATATCTATCGAGATGGTTCTTTAATTTTTAACAGATTGATGTCTAGATCTTTTGGTGGTGTAAACCCTTTTATGCCTATCACAGCAACCTTCATTGATTATCCACCTGTAGGTACTCATACCTATAGCTTAGGCTCATCTTATGATGACGGTAATACAGTTGTCCCTGAGGCGACAGCTTTATACGCTATACTTTCAAAAAGATAATTATGAAAAAATATTTAAGAATAGAATCTGACGGTAAAATTGTTTCTAGTAATACTTGTATCGATAGTGATTTTGAGTTACAACCCGGATACCCAGAATCTGTATTTGAGATACCAGAGGATTTATTAATTAATATCAACGAGTATTACTTACTAAACAATACCCTTATTAAGCTACCACCAAAACCTGATTTGTATTATATATTCGATTACTCAATTAAACAATGGGTTTTTGATGACTTAAAGGCTAAGGCAGGTATTAATTCTAAAAGATTAGATAGGTTAGAGAGCTCAGATTGGACTCAATTAGGTGACATTGAAGTTACTACTAAACAAAAATGGTTAGCATATAGACAAGAGTTGAGAGATATCACCTTACAACCCGACTACCCTTTTAATATAATCTGGCCAACACCACCACAATAAACATGAACATCCAACAACTAACCAAAGAACAAACAATAGAAAACTGGCCTACATTATCCCGGTATCTTAAACAAGTATTACAACATGGTCAAGGTGAATCTACTCTTACAGATTACTTAACTAAAGTACTTACAAACTACGCTCAGTGTTGGGCTGTGTTAGAGGGTACCGCTATTGTGGGTGTTGGATTAACAGAGTTTTTAAACTATTCACAATACAAGACTCTTCATATTATTGCTTTTAGTGGCAGTGATTTTGAAGAGCAATCTAAAATGTTTCCTACAATAGAAGCATTTGCAAAAGAAAACAATTGTAAAGCGGTGGAGCAGTGGGGCCGCGAAGGTTGGGCAAAAGTCTTACCTAAATATGTACCCGGATTTAAACAAGCTTACGTAGTTATGCGAAAGGATTTAGAATGAAATTTAGTATGAGAGGTTCTTTCAAGAAGAACTACGGCGGTGGTGGCGGTCAACAAGCCCCAGTTGAAACTATTCCTGAATGGGCACGACCAGCTATTCAAAAAGTACAAGCAGAAGCTTCTGGCTTGTATGATCAAGGTGCATTAGACAATGTATCTGGCCCTTCAGGTATCCAACAAAAAGCCTTTGGTATGGCTGATACCATCTCAGGTACAGGCAATGAAGCTCTGGGCACATTAGCTGAACAACAAAACCGTCTTAAGTCAATGGCTACTACTGGTGGCGCAGATGAGCTTAAAGATGCTTTGGCATTAGATATTGGTATGAGTACCGCTAACTTAGGTAATACATTTGGTAGTACAGGTACATTAGGTTCTGCTCGACACGCACTAGCCACAGCTACTTCTGGTGATGCTGCTAAGGCTAAGTTTGCACAACAAGTAATTCAGAATAAAGCTGCTGCAGAGGATGCACTAGGTAAGTCAGTGTCTGGGTCTACATCTACCGCTGCTAACACTGCAGGTACACTAGGTAAGCTAGGTTCTGAACAGCGTACTATTGAACAACAACAAGCAGACGCTCCTTACCAAGCACTACAAAGATATGCATCAACAGTGTATGGTAACCCTGCACGACAACAAGCAGTTGCTGGTGGAGGTAAATAATGTACACAGAAGATCCTTGGGCGTGGACTGAAGCTAAGAAAGTTACTGGCCCTCTGGCTGGACAGATTCAAGCTTCACAAGAACAACCTGGTGCTCCCTTACAGGCACCTCAAGACCCTTTGGTAGGTATGGCTCAACAAGGCGCTGTTAATGCTACTGCTAAGGGTATGGAAGAGGGCTATAAAGAGTACGCAAAAAACGCTGCTGCACAGTCTGCTCAAGCAGCTATGGCACCCTTATCTGCTAACGCTGTTATTGGTACTGCTGCACCCGCAATGAGTGTTGCACCTGCTATGGCTGCACCTGCTGCTACTGCACTAACCGAAGCGGGATTACTTACTGCTGCACCCGCAATGTCTACAGCCGCTGGTGCTGCACTGGGTGCTGGTGGTACAGCTGCAGCTGCTGCTCCATTAGCTACAAGTGCTGCATCTGGCGCTGCTTTAGCTGGCGGTGAAGCTGCATTAGCTGCAATGGGTCCAGTAGGCTGGGCCATAGGTGCTGGTTTACTGGCACATAAATTAGGAATTTTTTAAGGAGTCACTATGGGGCCACTTGGTATTAGTGCTAAACAGCACAGAGAATATCTTAAGCTACAATCTCAGGAACAAAGAGAGAAGGCTAAGATGGAACAAGACGAAAGTCGTAAACAACAACTACATGAAATTAAGCTTCAAGAAGCTGCTGCTAAGGCTAGCCAAGGTATTGGTCACAAAGAAGATCTCCATGCATTCAAGTTAAAAGAGCTAAGCTCACCCTTAGGTAAAGCACCTAAGATGAACAAACAAAAACTAGGCATTCCTACGCAGAATCCTTTGGCGGGTACTGAGATGTTTAAACAGGGACAGCATAAGTTATATGCACAAGGTACTGATACCGTTCCTGCTATGCTTACTCCCGGTGAAGCTGTTATTCCTGCACCAGCTGCTCAGAACCCTGATAATAAAGAAGTTATTAAGGAAATGATTGAAGAGGGTCGTGAGAAGAATAATATTTCTGATATCCCTCAAAATAATTCTGTAAAGCACTATGCAGACGGTACCGAGGGTGTAAGCTTGTTTGATAAGACTCTTAATTTTATTGCTGGTCAAAAACCTGAAGTTTTACCTGTAGCAGCGCCTGTAGTCATTGAACCGCCTAAAGTAGACCCTGCCGAATTTTTCCGTAGAACATCTTATGCAGAAGCTGGAAATGATCCTTATGCTAAACAAACACAACCAGGTCAAACAGCCGCCGGTTTAACAGGAACTACTGCAGGTACTTTTAATTTATTCCAGAAGAAATACCCTGAATTACGTAATGTTGAATTTGGAACTAAAGAATACTTTGATCCTAAATTCCAAGAAAAATTATCTAATCTGCATGTACAAGATCGTATGCCTCAAATTACAAACAAAGGCTTACCTGTAGACTACAATACATTGTATGCAGCTGGCTTCGGGCCTAATGGTATTAAAGCTTATGCAGGTAAAGATGATGAACCTCTAAGTAAATACTTTACAAAAGAAGAACTTAAAAATAACAAATATTTTGGCAATACTGTTGGTGAGTATAAATCCTTTGTTAATAATAAAATGACCAAAGCAGAGCAACAGTCAGCTAAGTATGCACCTGTAGAGGCAGCTAAAGAAATTCCCGGTGGTGGCTTTGCTACTAACGCTGGTGGTGCTGCATTTGGTAATCCAAATATTACTCGTGAAGCTGCTTTGTCTGTGCCAAGACAACAAGCTATTGCCCGTGGTGAGTATGTACCTATTGTAGACGCTACTCAAACAACTCCTGCTATGAAAGAGAAGTACCCACAAGGTATCCCTATGACCCCTACTCAAGTAGCTCAGTCTAGGCCTGTAGCAGAGGTACCTGTATCTGAAGCAGAACCAGCACCTAGTTTACTGGAAACAAAACCTCAGGAAGCCAATAAGACTATTGCTGAGGTATCCCAAAGCAATGCGGATATTATTAAAGGCTTTATTAATGATCCTGGGTTTAATCAGATTAAAGACCCTGAAGAAAAGAAGTCATGGTTAGAAAATGCTATTTCCTCTGTGTATGGTCCAACAGGTGTATTTAGTAATTCTGAATTAGCTCGGTTTGCTGTTGTTGCTGCTGGTGGTTTATTAACTGGTGGTTCTGTAGGCGGTTCTTTAAAGTATGCTGGCTTAGACGCGCTTAAATCTGCCGATGCAAGACGTACCCAACAAGGTGCTCGTGCCGCTGAGGAATTAAAGAATACTCGTGAATTAACTGAACGATTAGACAGCGACTATAGAACCGCATTAGGTGAGAATGTTCCTGCAAATGTAAGAGAAAAAGCAGTTGTGTTATATCAAGATGCTAAAACACCTGAACAAAAGAGAGCTATTATCCAATTACTAAAAATGAACAAGTCTACCGAAGATACTACGGGTGCAGGTAAACCCGGTAATGTAAGCCAAGGTTTCTTTGATGGTAAACCAATTAATTTCCGTAATCAAGCAGGTAATGTTCAAAGGGTTAATGCAAAAGGTGAATGGGAAAATATCCCCCCTGCTGAACTAAAACGCTTTGAGAACAAAGAGCAATACGATACTAATCGTAAACAAATGCTTGACTCTACCGTAAATAGAATTACTCCTTATTTAAGAAAACTTAATGCTGGTAACAAAGATTACAATGCAAAAGATGATGCTGATGGTATTGCAGAAGCCTTTGCTTTAATTAAAGAAGACCTTGGCCCTAACATTTCTGCAACATCATTTGCTAAAATGTCTGAGAATACTATTCGTTCAGCTACTGAAGCTGCTAAAGCTAGTGGTACTAAACTAACTGAAGAGGGTATTCGTAAACAATTCTTTGGCAATGCTGTTCTTGAAAGTAAGATGGTCACTGGCAACAAAGAAATGTATATGGCTAAAGATGAGAAAGGTAAATTTGCTTTACCGTCTGCACCATACCAAACTGCTTTAGGTTCTGCTATGGAAGTATATAAGAAACAAGGTATTGATTTAGGTGAAGCTAGTAATGCTATTGAAAAGAAGTTTAATAACCTACCTGCTGAAACTAAAAAGAAATTTACACAGATGTCTGCTGGCGCTCCCGGCTCAACACCTATGCTATTGTGGCTACAACAAACAGGTGGCGCAAACTAATTAACATGAGGAATCTATGAGTACATTAGAAGAAGACGCAAAGCTATTAGCTGAAGCTAAAAAGCAGCAACCCGGTTCTCCGGTTACAACTATTGATAATAAACCTGTGGGTTCCCCTGTTAAAGTTATTGATCCTGATACTATTAGGGTTGGTCAAGAATCATACCGTCTCAGAGGGTTTAATGCCCCGGAAACAGCAAAGCTTCAAGGCGGTATTTTTGTACCTAACCAAGTAGCTGACGATACATCTCAACAAGATGTTAATACTATTGCTGCTTTAGGTGGTTACACAAACTTAGTAACAGAGGGTCGTGATCCCTATGGCCGTGTACTAGCTAAGCAAACTAACAGAGTGGGTGAATCCTTAGGTGATACTTTAACTGCATTAGGCTTGCAAAGAACCAACTTACATAGCACAGATGAAGCTGTTCAAAAGAACGCTACACTAGGTGCTATTTCAAGAGTACTCCCAGAGCTAACTAATGCTGACCCAATGCTTCGTTATGCTCGTGAAGCAAAAGAAAAGGCTATAGCAGACGCTGGTGGTAATCCTTTGTATATTCCAAAAGTAAATGTATACGATGAAAAGATGTATGCAGCCTTTAAGAATTCTACAGGTATCCCTGCTGTAAAAGAAGAAGTAGAGGAAGTTGCAAGGCTAGAAAAGATCTTAAAAGAAGAACAATTAAAACCAGAAACAAGATCTAATCTTCAAGCCAAACTAGAACAGTCCAAGCAACGGTTGTTCTTAGCCGCAACTACACCTGACGTTGTTGGTGGTACCTTGGTCAGAAACTCTGATCGTAATATTATGAATCAGGCCCATGACCAGTTTGATACTACCTTACACAGAGCAGCATTGGATATGTATAAAGGTCTAGGCGGTATGCTCCAGTTATCTGGTGATAAAGCCGAATGGGATTGGCTGTCAACTAAGGGCCAAGAAATGGTCAGAGAAACAAAGATGAAGCAGGATAATCTTGCTGATACTTTAACTTCTTTTAAAGATATACGTACTAACGACCCTTGGACCGCTATCAAAGATACAGCAACTTATTCAACAAACCTTATTGCTGGTACACTACCTAGTATGGCTTTGTTACTAGCTTCTACAGCTGCTACTGGTGGTACTAATTTACCAGCACTAGCTGCTTATGGTTTGTCTACTGTTCCTCCCGCTTTAATGTACTCAGGTAGCTTTTATGCTGATCAACCTGACGATAAAAAGAATGCTGATTTAGCCTTAGTATTAGGCCTTGGTTCTGCCGTACTAGATCGTGTTGGTCTTGATGGTATGATGATGAGTGGTAATATTCTTACCAAATCAGGTAGAGAAGAAGTTAGTAATGCTCTAATTAAAGCTGGTAAAGCAGCTAATGTACAAGAAGCAATGTCTCTAATTGAGGAAGCTACCAAGCGTGAGTTAGTTGGAATGTCTAAGGCTGGTGCCGCATTAGCTAAATCACAATACGCTTCCTCTGAAGCTGCTCTCCGTGGTCTGGGTAAATTAACTACTGCTAGTGGTGGAGAAGCTGTTACTGAAAGTGCTCAACAGTACTTAGAAATGATGGCTACTACTGGTGTGTTTAATACTGACATTCAATATGAGCGTAACTTTTATCAGAACCTTATGGACGCTGCTATTGGTGGTGGTACTATGGGTGGCATGTTTAATTCTGTTGGTCAATTAAAAGATGCTGCACAATGGCAATCGTTAAGTAATGCTAAAGAAGTGTATAACCAACAGCTCACAGAAGAACAAACATTTAACAATGATCAACTTCTAAGAATACGTGAAGGCGACCCAACAGCGTATGCAAGTACAGTTGAAATGGCTCGTGGTGTTAAGTCACAACCAACTAATGCACCTGTGCCTGAGTTAAAGTCACTACCAGCATTAGAAGGTGCATGGAATGGTTTCAAGTCTATTATTACTGACCCCGGAAGGTTACTAAGACAATTATCCGATACCGCTATTCCTAGCATTACTAAAGAAGATGGTACCTTTAAAACAAACTTAGCATATCTAAAATCTATTATTGGTGGTAAAGGTATTTTACCCGGTGATAACTATGCAGGTTTTAAACAAAGGTTAATGGGTAGCTGGTCAGGTAACACTGCGGAAGAGCTGGCCAGTAATTTAGGTACCAACGTATCTAATGCAAATAGAATGGCTAAAGAGGCTTGGCAAAACTATTGGTCTAAAAATCAAGAGTTACCTCAAACAACTAGAGAAAGTATTGAACTTCAGAACTGGAAAAACAATTTAGATACTGTTATGAATAAAATGAAAACTGAGGTTTCTCGTTTTAACACAACAAGCTCTGACTTAGATTCAGTTAATCCTTTGTTTGAGTCTTCTACTATTCACCCTGCTACCTTAAACCGTAACAGAGAAGCCGTTATTGCTACTATGGTGGCTAATGGAAGTACAAGAAGACAAGCTCAAGAAGCCTTGGAAAATGTTGTTTCAGGTAATCCTGACAAAGCAAAACCAGCAAGAGACTGGATGTCTAAGTATGGTGTATTCAATGATCCTAGGTTGAATAATGTTTTTGAAACAAACTTATTTAATAGTATGGAAAACCTAAAAGAAAATGTAGCTAATAGAATTGCTCATGAAGTATTCTTAGGAGAAAACGGTAAAGTACTTTCCAAACTATTAACTCAAGCTAAAGCTAATGGTGAATTTGAATCTGAACAAGAGTACATGGATACTGTAAAGAACGTTCGTGACTGGTATGACATTGTTACAGGCCAATATAATCCGTTAACTAAGTACCCTAAATTAGAGAAGATGCTTGGTTGGGGTACAACACTGACCATGCTAGCTTCATTAGGTAAAGCTGCTATTAGTTCTCAGGCTGAAGTAGCTATGTCTACACTAGGTACTAACGGCGATCAAGTTAAAAATCAGTTAGCATTGTACGCTAAAACATTAGCCTCAGAACTACGCAGTGATATTAGTGGTGGAGCATCTTTTGCAACTGCTAGTTTAGGTATTGCTTATACCAGGTACAGCCCACACGCAGCTATTAATGTAAAGATTGAGAAGCTACAACAAGAGTTAGATGAAGCTCAAAACAGCAATGATATCAAAGCTTATGAAAGAATTTCTAAAGAAGTCTCTGACCTCCACAGAAAAGCTTTTGGAAGGTCATTGTTTGAAACTCTGGGTTACAATGAAACAGGCTATAACACACAAGCTAAGTTTGAATTACCTAACAGTAATATGAAAAAGACTATGCAAGTGTTTGCATCTATTATTGGTTTAAGAGCTACTACTGATGCTGTCCGTATTGCTTCTTTGGCTTTTGCTTCTGATGCCGTTGTTACTAAACTCCAGTCATTGAGGGCTATCCCTGCAGAAGATCGCGTAGCAGTATTAACTACAGGTCGTGAATTAGATAATCAACAAGGCCAAGCTTTAAAAGAGCTTCAAGAATCTGGCATGGATGTTTTAGGTGTTATAGAAGTATTAGACAATATGGAATCAATGAATCTTGATCCGTATGATTTCTTCTCTGAACAAAACTTAACTAAAGATGGTTACCCAGCAAACACACAAGCTAAGTTCTTACAGGAAAATATTCTCACAACTATTGGCAATATGACCGATGGTAAAATAGCTAACCCACAAGCTCACAACTTACCTAAGTACTATAATGACCCCCGATTACGTTTAATTACTGCAATGACTCGATTTGTGGCAGTTTTACATGCAACTGTACTACCAAAGCTATATAGAAACTATATTCTAAATGGTGATGCAGGTATGAGATACCAAGCTTTTAGTGTTGTTACTATGTCTATTATGTTCTCATTATTAGCTAACATGCTTAAAGATGAGTTATCATATGGCGAAGAAAACCCTTATATTAAAGGTAAAGTAGCTAACGCACAAAGAACACTATATGGTTCTGGTTTGTTAGGTCAGTATGAGAAATTAGTAGATGGCGTTATGCCTCTGTATCCACAGAATAAACCTTCTGTATTGGATAATCCTGTAAAATGGTCTTATGAAACATTAAAAGATATTTCACCTGTTGTATCTTGGGCAGATAAACCTGTTCAAGGTGCATATAAATTAAGTCAAGGAGATACTGCAGGTGGTGTTGCTCAACTAGTTAGAGCCGCACCAGTTGTAGGTAGCTTCCCTATTGTAGCTAATAAAGCAAAAGAAGCTTTAAAGGAGTAAATATAAATGGCAACATCAACTAAAGTCGCACCTTTAGGTAGCCCAAAATCTGGTCTTTCATTAGATCAAATGTTAGCATTGCAAGGGCAAACTACAGCGGCTATGGGCACTGTACCATCGCCTGTAGAAGACCCAAGAGCTACTGTACAAGCTACAGTAGAGCAGTATATGCCAAATCCAATGGCTATTCCACAACCAACAGCACCTTCAGAGGAAGTACTTGCAGCAACACCTACTATCCGGACGTATGAGGACATTGCTCGTGCATCTGGATCCCAGTTTGGTGCTCGTCCAGTAGAGGAACCTGTATTAGATACTCAGGGTGACCCTGTTGTAGACCCTATGACTGGTATGCCTCAGATGAGAGCTATTACACCCGAAGACTATGCCAACCAGCAAGCTATTGAAAAAGCTTCTCAGCTAAACACAATGGAAGCTATGGAGGGTATGTCTCAAGACCCTTATGGTCAAGCTAAAGATGCTACTTCTGCATTGTTGTCTGGTAAACAAGACTCAATGTTTAATGCTTCTGCAAGAGACATTTCTAAATCTTCTATGGATGAAGATGAGATAGATCGTTATTCAGATAAAACTGCTACAGCACTAGCCACTATTGTATCTCAAACTAATGATGCCTTATTTACTGCTAATGCTCGTATTAAAAGTGAAATGAAAGGTGCGGACGGTAGCTCTGTTCTTATTGCTGCTGGTCTTAAAGCTGCTGCTGAAGATGGCTTTAGCTCCCCAGAAGAATTAGCTGATTTAGGCTTAGTTTTTGGTGTTGCCTTAGCTAAGTCTGCCTCACAAGGTAAAGTAGAAAAGGGTGAGAAAGAAGGTACAGGTAAAGTAATGTCGGAGTCAGGTGCAACTATTGATGATGCTACCTATATGCTTGACTTTATTAACTCTGTTAAACACTTTGCAACCAACGGTTTAAACCGTATGGGCAAAAAGGTGTCACCTAAAGCTATTAATGAAATGGCTAAGGCTGTAGCTATGGACGCTATTGACCGTGGTGCTGTAAAAGTATTTCATATTGGTGACCGACCTGTAGTTCAAATGAGTCCTGCTATTAAAGATATTGCTCGTGACTTACAAATTGCCTCAGAAGCTTTGGTAGGCGACTACGGTCGTAGACGTTCTTCTTCTACACCTAACCGTAGTGGTACCTCCTTTGCTGCTAACAGACCACAACTAACTAAACGTTCTATTAAGAAAGGTGATTTAGTTACTACTGCTGCAGAAGCTACTAAGGACATTCTTGGTTCAGTTGGTTTAATGTTTGGTGCTAAGGATATTCAATATAAAGAAATTGAATTAGGCTTAATTATGAGTCCTGAATACCTAGTTAAAGATGATCAGGGTAAAGTTAAATTTAGTAACCATTGGGCGGCTAAGCGTTTAGGTGTAAGTGAAAAAGATTTCAATGCAGCTAAAATGAAAACAAAGCCTGAGAAAGACTTTAATCCTACAGACCCAGATGCTGTCAGACGCTTTGAAGCACAACAAGAATATCAAGCAACAGAGGTTATTAATAACAAACTAAAAACTATTGAGTTTGATATCAAGAATGCTAAGAATTCTTCCGGTATTCGCTACTCAGAATGGGTACACAGCTTATCTAACCAACGATTCTTCCCTAACAGCTTTGACGTAGACTACATGGGTTCCAAGAATGCTACTCGTGATATGTTAGGTTTTGCTGTTAAAGAGTATGTAACTTCAGATATGTTGTTTGACCCACGTACAGTAGATAACCTCAAGCAAAAAGCTATTGGTATTCTACATATGTCAGGTGACAAACAGAATGATGCTTTAGAAAAGTTAACTCCTTCTGAGCGAGGTGCTATTGGCACTATGCTTAATGCGGTAATTGGTTATTACTCTGCTGTTGAAGGTTCTAATCCTGATATTGTTAAGGAGTCACCTTCTAGTATTGTTTCTAAATATACCGTATCTATTGGTGATAAGCTAGCTGAAGCTGGTAGAGACTATAATGCTTTCCTTGCTGACCCAATGAATGCTTCTGATAACATTCAGGAGCTATTAGCAGGTATGGAAAAAGGTGAATCTATGGGTTCTAAAAACCTGTGGGATGATATGTTTAATTTAAAGGCTGCTTCGCTTAAACCTGAAACACAACGTAAGCATATCCCATTAACTCACCATGCTTTTGACGATGGTAATCAGAACGGTATCTTCTTACAGGCACTATTCTTTGGTAGTCCTGATAATGCTATTCGTCTGGGTACCTTTAACCCTTCATTAGATGACATGCGTGAGTACGCAATGAATACCATGATTGCTAATCTGGAAGATAACTTAAAAGATAATGCTGATGCTAACGATGCTTTCAGAAATTTCTTTAAGGCTATTAAAGATAAGCAGGGTAAAGCTGCAATGGCAAAAGACTTCTTCAAGAAGCCACTAATGCAAAATGCTTATGGTAAAGATGCTAGTATGTTTGGTGATATGATGGTTGAGGTCTTAACTAACGTATACCCAGATGAAGCACAACAATACTTGTTGAACAGCGGTGTTTATAACCGTGATATTGATAAAGCATCTACGGCTTTAAGTGATGCGCTAGAGAGTACTCTCAGAGAAGTTATTAATTCTAAATCAACTCAAGTATTAAAAGATATTGGTCGATACACTGCTATTCTTAACCAAACAGTTATGATGCCAGGTATTACTGGTGACACTTATGTATTTACACCTGTAGAGGTTATGCCTATTAACAAAGCAAATGATAGTGGAGAAATTCTACCTATCAAACTTAATGATGGCACAACTGTAATGGTCAAATACAAAGCGTATGAGTCAGATACATTTGTTAATAGTGAAGGTCAAGAAGTAACTGTAGAGTCAAGTGCTATGGGGTATAGTCCTGCAGCAAGTAAAGGTGCTCAGTTAATTTATAACCAAAGAACTAAGAAGTACGATGTGTTTAACAACGCCATTGGTACAAGCCAATCAAGACAAATGGTGGTTATGCCTATCCAGTCTATTGACGGGGACTTGGTTAAGTCAACAACGCTATCTGTGAATAAAAATAGATCAACTCCAGTACCTATTATGTGGGTACACGATTCAGCTATTTCTACTCCCGGTGGTTCATTGTTGTATCGTAATGCTTATAATAATATTTCTATTCCTAAAGCTATTCCTCAAATTGCTAAGTTTGGAAATCAATTTGCAGCTGTTATTAAAGACAGTGAAGAATCGGTGTTCGATAAAGTAATGGAAAGAGGTCGTCCAGTAAGTATCGGTGATCAAGGGGACTTCCCTGCACTAGGTTCTTATTTAGATGAGCAGTTTGAAAGAGTACAAGATGACGGTGCTTACAAACAGATCTTTCTAAAAAGAGCTTATAACAACGAAACAACTTGGTTGAAGTACCAACAGAAGACTAACGCTATTCTTAAAGAAGCTGAAGACAATGGTTGGAAAGCGCCAAGAAGTATTCCTGATACGGCTAATATGACTGGTGAACAGATCAGGAGACACCTTGCAGTTACGCCAAAACAGTTTAAAAACTTAGTTAACCTTTCCAAAGAAATGTTAAAGCTAAGTGGCCCTTCAAATAGATTTGATTCTTGGGTACGTAACTTTGCAAGTAACGTCAATGACACTGCCTCTAAGTTAATGACTGCTGCTAAGAAAGACGGTATTGGTCAGATGACTTATGGCGCTACTGGTGAACGTGCTGGTATTACTAAGTCTAAAGCTATTGCTGAACAAATGGATATTAAACGAGACGAAGAGTTCGTAGCTAAATACGAAAAAGCTTTTAAGTAAGCAAATAAAAACCCCTACTAGGATTATTCCTAATAGGGGTTATTTTTTTTTTATTTACTTAGTTCTTTAATTTGGGACCGTACATCATCAGCTAACTTATCAGCCAAAGATAAAGCACTATTACTATCAATACCACGCTCAAGGTAAGACTCATAATTCTCTCGG